ATGTGCGGACGGTACCCGATCTACGAGTCGATGGATCACTCGCTATTTCAGTTCCGCGATATTCGGCCGAAGGCCGCACCGGAGATCAACGACCTGAACGAGACAAGCGTGCTGCTGGGTCATTCGAAAGAGGGTATTACCAAGCATGTTTACCGGCGCGTCGGCGCGATCGCAAAGCCCTCGAAAGGCTGAAGTTTCGGAACTCTTGCCTTTTTTCGACCCATAAAGAAAAACCCCGCAGACGTTAATCTGCGGGGCTTTCGAATGGTGGAGGCCGAGGTCGGAATCGAACCGGCGTAGACGGATTTGCAATCCGACCTGAATTTCCTTCATTTTCAATGGCTTACGAGAATATCAATTCCGCATTGGCGCTTTTCTAGCGAGGCTACAGCCCTTTAAAATCAAGGGGTGCCCCTTGAGTTGCGGAACTGATTTTGGATGTAAAATATAGCCAACCTGCACGCAATCCCAGTCCGTGGAGCGCTCCTTATGGCCGACTACCTATCAGCTGATGATGCTGCTGTGATCATAGAATCGGCATTCGCCCCCTACCGCTGCGTAGCGGAGCCAGAGGACTATGGCAATAAGGTGAGCTTCCGGATTTTCGATCACAGTGACGGCACGCTCCACACCGAGCGACTGGTAAGTCATCAGTTCAACGAAAAAACCAGACTGAGTAGTTCAATCATCGAAACTCGCAGGAGCTTGGCGGAGCGCGGGCATAAATTCGACGATTGGGCGCTGTAGCTTCCAGTACTGCAGCAGTAGCGTGAGATTCGACGCTCAGGCCGCACCCCAAGCGGCCTGCGCGTCCGACCTGTCTAATACGGTTCGGCCACTTTCAGCGACTTTCGCCCAGTAAAATCGAGAAGCTTTCGGGCAGTTTTAGACAGCAGCAGCACCCCCACCTTGGCGTTCTGCCAACGATGATCCGGCCTGGCTCATCACTCCCTATCCCCTCCCACGGTTCGTAGTCGAACAGGCCGATGTGATAGGCCTCTTCGAACTCCATCAGCGCCCAGTAACGAGCGGCCTCGGACAGCTCCAGCATATCGACCAGGTTCTCCGAACTCACTTCACGCCGGCGGTGAGCGGCATAGGCCATCTCATCCAGCACAGCGGCGCGCCTATCTGGATCGGTTACCAAGGAAAATTGGTCGTTCAGCTCATCCAACCAAGCTTTCGGTATCCCTTCCATCATTCTGCCCTGCACCACCAGGACTGCGCGTAGAGCACGCCATCGACCTCCTCCACCCCGTTGATGTTGATGCCGAGCTGGGCCATGCCGTTGACCTTGGCATCGTGCAGCCGCGGGATGATGTCCGGGCCAGGCGAAGGGTTGAACACCCAAGCCTGGGTTGATACCCGGCCCAGCGGCTCGCTGTGGTGGTCGCCGATGTGGATGTCGGCCCGGATGGGTGTGATCTTGCCGAGCTGATTCGTAGGGATGGCCACGCCATTCACACGGCGGCGAACGAGGAGGAAGTACATAGGGCACCAATACTGTATGGATGAACAGTATCGTATAGACGGGATAGGTCGCGGGCAATTGCCGATCAGCGGATCAGTGAAGAGGTGGCAAATCCTTACCTCTGGCCTTGGCGATGACGCGGAGCTGGTAATCGGACACCACCTGGAACAGTGACTCAGCCAGCAGACGCAGGCGCTCGATCTCCTCCGCCGGCGCGCCGCGATCCTGGGCCTGGTGATACTCCCGCATGGCGTCGATAGCCTGCTGAATCAGCGGCTCGCCGGCCTCAACCATCCCTATAAAGGTGCGCTTGTCCACTTCCCTGCCCCGATCACTTGATCAGGGCATTATAGGACGCCTCGCATAGATCACCTGCTATTCGGGCTTGGTCATAAGCTTTCGCCAGCTCTCCCGCTCGAGCATCAGCCCGTGTGAGCAGGTCGGAGAGCACCAGGGCGGCGCGGGTGGCTGCCTCGCCTCTGGCGACAGCGGCGGTATCCGTGCCGGGGCAACTGACGGAGGCGGCAAGCTTTCCGGCTTCGTCGCGCAGCCGCTGGCCAGCAGCATCGGCGTCAACAGCGCCAGCATCAGCAATCGTTCTTTCTTCATGCCCTTTTACCCTCGCCTCTTGCTGCGCATCTGCGCGCCGGTGTTCTTCCTGACGCGCCGATCGCTCGCCAATCACTTCGGCGAGTCGGTCGCCGCTGTCCCGCTTCGCTGATTGCTGCCCGGCCTTGGCAAGTTCCACTGAACGGCCGTGCTCATAGGTCGCCCAGTGGGAAGCTATAAGCAACAGGCCTGCGGCAACTCCAGCCCACGGGCTCATGAAGGCAGGGCCCTCCGCACACCCTCGTCGATCACTTCAGCCTTGTATGGGTTGCCGCCGTTCTCGTGGACGATGATGCCCACCACAGCCTCACGCAGAACCTGCGGCTTGGAAATGTCGAGGGAGTCGCGCACGCCCACGCCGAGGCGCTTGGCGATGGCCTGCGCATAGGCCAGGGTGTTGTTCTCGCTGGCCGGCGCCCAGCGGTTGATGAATTCCAGTGGGGTGTCGATGCCAGGTCGACCCACCCCAGGCATGCCATCCTTGCCGCGGTAGTTGAGCAGTAGCTTGGCCAAGGCCCGGATACCATTCTCGGCTTGATCAAACCGCGCGAAACGGGGCTTGGTCACTCCCACCTCCAAGCCAAGCTGGCCCTGCCACGCATTACGGGGGTTGAAATCGATGTTGCCTGGATTGTTGTTCCGGACGCCGCGAGGAGTGCTCATTCAGAAGCCTCCTCGGGTGCATCTTCGGGTACGACCTCTTCCGGCGCCTGGGCAGTAACGGTCACCTCAGCTTTGAAGAGCTTGAGCACCTTCACGGTGGAAAGAACTACCCGTGGATTGGCCTGCAGCTCCTGTGTTGCAGCTGCCTCGGCTTCAGCCTCGGTAGCGAACTGGCGTTTGTTGATTGGGTTGTAGTCGTTGGTAGTGTCGATGACGATGAAAGGCATGGGTTTCTCCAGGCAAAAAAATACCGCCAGGCGGCGGTTTGGTGTTTAGTAAGGTGAAGCTTTGATCAGGCTGGTAGTTCCGGCCAGTCGATCGTCCCGGGGAAGCCGGGTTGTTGGGGTAAACGGCTGAGCGCCACGCGATAGCGCTTCCAGGCTTTCAGGGCGTCGACCTCCACAGAGGTTGCCTCTTCTAGGTCCACCGCATCCTGTAGCGGCGCAATCGCCGTATCCGCCACGGCCCGCTGTTGGGCGATCTCCGCAATAGCAATAGTCCGCTGCTGTTCACTGGCCGCTTGGGCCTTGTCTTCGATAGTGACCATCTGGCTCCAGTCGATCGCAGCAAAGCCCTGTGACGGAGCCGGCTGGTCAGCTTCTGGTATCGGCAGCGAAACTAGACCATCAGGCGGCGAAACAATGTCGTGCGGGAAGCGGGCCGTTTGCGACGCATCGATTGGAATGGGCAATAGCAGAACAATGACCAGCTGCCCGCCCACCCGCTCAACGGTTTCAATAACCCATGGACAGCGAGCAGCAGCGCCCGGCAACGTGGCACCGTCGGTCAACCGAGCGAAGTCAAGGGTTAACCCGTTGATCGTTAAACTCTCTCCTTGTTTATATACGGTGAGAGATTGTGGGACCAAAGGAACGATTGGGCTGAGTTTTATAATCATTAGTACCACCGACCGATAGCAAACATGCTGCAAGAAAATGATTGGGCTCCAGCCGGGCCATTTCTGATGCGGAAGGTAACCCCGGTTGCAGTCTGCGTCCAAACTCCAAGGCAACCATAGTAGGTCCCAATGGTTCAGCGGGGTCGCTTGACACGTTGCTGCGTAGACTGATGAAACAAATGCAACTGGCAAAGTAAATGAAACGTCCGCATACCCACCAGCAGCAGCCGATGAGCTAGGTTTAGATACAGACCAACAAATCTGCGTTCCGTCAGCATAGCGGACATATTCACCATTGGCATTGCTGCCCCGCTGGATGATTGCCCCAGTTGGCACGCCCGCAGCTTGACTCACAACACCAATAATATTGGCCTTGCTAAATGCGGTGGCCATGAAGCTGTAAAGCTCATCAAAGTTTGCAATGGCTTTGACCCACGCACTGCGTCGATCATCGCCACCGGCACCGCTCGGCGCGGCTCCCAAGTTGATAACTTGCTTTGCCATTTATTCACCTAATTCGTGTAGCGATCGGATGGAAACTTACAAATCGGAACAGTGAAACTGGTATCATTGGTGCCTTGCCAGTACCAATAGCCAAGCGCGGTAATTCGCTGGACATAGGTATTTAGGTTAGGAGCCCAGTTTAACCAGATGTTGAATGCCGAAAATTGGCTGTTGTCAGTAGCCCAGTTAAGCCCCCGATCAAATGCGGACACACAAATAAAATCGTCACTGTCAATTACAACATTCGGAACAAACACCCGATAGGTTGAATCATTCGTCACCATGTTCCAACTGGTAGCGAATTTCGAGTACCTGACAATTTTGTCCTGCGCAGAGAAAACAGGCACGCCATTCGCGTCCCAAATATTCAAGCCATAGCCGGTTGCTTGGACGCTGTCAGCAAATCTGCATGCTACATATTCAAGGATAAAGTTTTGCAGCGGCGAGCTGCCAGGTGCTGCCGAAAAAGTCCGAAACCCAGTCCAATACCCGGGCGATCCTGTCATGCTTATGTATATGCCGAGGTTCGCATGCGATGCGGACTGAACCTTTACAAAAACCTGTGGAGCTTCATGCGTGGTGATTGGCTTTAAGAATGTTACGGCCCCCTCTCCCCCACGGTCTGTGTACTGGGAAGTAACTTGATAAGTACCGCGCTCAGAAAACACCAGAACCTTGTACACGCTGGAAATGGTGACAGACCCAAAGTCATTGACAGCTTTAAAACCGTACTCAGCCATTGTGGGGCCTTATCGCTTCTAGAACACAATTAACTGTATGAGATACCCACTCATCAACGTAATTGTTACTGACGCCGGTAGGCCTCCGCCGATTGACGTAGGTATAAATCGCAACAGAATTACCGCCAAGGTTCCGATAAGTAGGCAGCATCGGATAAGAACCCCTGCCACTTTGGGGCTCTTGAATGTACACCTTGGGAGTAATCAAAATGAAGCAGTTGGCCGGATCATAACCCGGGATAGTCCAAGTTATATAGTCTGTACGGGTACCGGAGCCGATTATTCTACCTGACTCTGGAATCTCCATAGAACCGATTCTTGAAATAGTAAAATCTTGCATTCCAAGAGTTTGAATGTTGCTAGCGTTACGTATATCCAAACCGTATAGCGACATATAGCCTCCTAAATTCGGCACCCGAAGAGTGCCGCATAGCTTCATCCAAGGCGGCCAAGCGCCGTGCGCTGAATACCGTTGGCGTCATACACGTACACCCCACCATTGTTGAGCAACGTAGAGCCATTGGCATCCTGCCCCCTAATACTCACAGCACCGGTAACGAAGTTGAGCTCCAGAAGAGGAAGGCCTTGTGAGTTGACCGCTTGAGAGCGAATCGTCATGCCGGCAACGATGTTCTGGATAAACGCCTGATTTATCACCGCCTGGTTGATGAATACCTGACCGTTCGATACCACGAACGGAAGCGTCATCTGGCCAGATGACTCATCCACAATCGCGAAGCGTTGTGCATAGGCCAAAATCTCGGCAGTTTCCCCATCGCTCCCCAGTGCCAAACCGGCCATCACTCGACGTCCACCGGAGAGGGTTTCCGCCTTGATGGTGGTCATCGCGGAAACCTTACCGTCAACTCCCGCAATGGTTTCGCTGACCTGCTGCACAGAGGCGCTGACATCACCCACTTGCGACTGGACCGTGTCCACCCGCTTGCCCATGGCAACGCCGTCCTCAATCCGAGCGGACTGCTCCGTCCAGACACCGACCAGGCCACCAGTCGCGCCCGCCAAGCCGGTGCTGTCGCCCTCCATTTCCGGATTCACCTGGACGTACAGACCATCCAGACGGCTGGCCTGAGCGGTAATCGCCGTCCCTTGCTGGTTCACCGTGGTGTTCAGTTGGCTGATGGCCGTGGCCTGCCCGCTCACCGCCCGTGCGGAAGGACCTGCCACGAACGGCGAAGGCGCGTTGCTCTCTCCTATCCGCTTCTCGATCATCACTGAGTCGATGATGGCCGTGAGCCCAGAGACAGCGCTCATGTTGAAGTAGATGGTGATGCCAACCTTTGCGCTGTCCGTGACGGTGACCGGGAAGGTCACACGGGTCCGCGTCGTCGGCAGGGCAAGCGTCGGCCCATACCGATGCGTGCCGTTGTACAGCGAGATGCGCCCGTTGGTGGCAGCGCTGCACTGAACGTACATCGACACGAGGTATACGCCCGGCTCAATCCGCACGTTCCAGCCGGCCAGGTTGTTGGTCGGGCTCAACATCAGGAAGCTGTTGGTGCTGCTCCCGGCCAGGTAACCAAAACCGGAATCGGCCTCCGGTACCGCTACCCCCTCCCGCGTCACGCCGCTGCCCACCGCCGTGGCTGGCAGCGAGGTAGAAGTCAGCCAGCTGTAGTCATCCGCCAGCAGATTGGAACCGCTGCCCCCAATCCCGCTGATGGAGCTCTGGAGCTGAGTGACTGCCTGCCCCTGCGAACTCAGGGTGTTGCCCTGCTGGGTCACGGTTCCCTGCAGGCTCTGCAGTGCGCTGTTGTCTGCCTTGCCCGCCACGGCGTTGTTCAACTGGGTGATAGCTGATCCCTGGCTGGAGACCGCGCCCTCAGTTACCGAAACACGGGCATCGACCGACTGCAGTGCGCTCGCCTGGGCATTGTCCTGACCGGCGCGCTTGCGAGCGATCGGCGACGACAGGAATACATCGGTGGCCTCCCCCACCGACACGCGGAAAGTCATCGCCATGCGCACGCAACCAGCCGGAACGGTGGCCTGCCCCGTCAACTTCGTCCAGGTCTGTGCAACGTTTGTGAGGCGAACCCCATCGCCTGCTGCAACCACCCAGTTGTGACCCACGCTTGTGCCATCTAGATCGTAGAACTGAATCCACAACCCATGCTGACGCGCCACCGAGCTGTAGGCATACAGCTCGAAGTCATAGACCTCGCCGCCCGCAACCGATATTTGCGAAGTCACCGCATTCTCGGGAGGCCGGACGTTGAGAGCGCTCTGGAAGCCTAGGTAGTTGTTGCCGGTGGTCGTTGCCACAGGCCACTTCACCACCCGGGGCGACGGCGCGCCAGCAGGCACCGAGGCATCGTTACGCGCCAGTACGCTGAAACCTGGCGAGCCTGAGAACACGGGCCCATCTGCGAAGGTCGGGTTGAACACCAAATTTTCAGCCGAAACTACGCCTACCGAGGCTTTGATGTTGGTGATCTCGCTGCCTTGCGCAGTGATGGCTGAACCTTGCTGAGTGACCGTATTGGTCAGAGCCTGCACCGTTGATGCATCTGCCTTGGTGGCAACCTGGCTCAGTGCGCTCGCGGCGGCAGTGGCGGCGTCCGTTGCCACCTTGTCCGTCACCGCTACCCAAGCGCTACCGCTCCACCGCTTGGGTGTGTTGGCGTTGCCCGTGGTATCGATCCAGAGGTTTTGGGCCAGGCGGTCAGCCGTGGCCGGCGTCGCGCTTTGGATGATCACCTTGCCCTTACCCCCCGCCAGGTCCGAAGCAGCTTGCGCCGTCTGTTGCGCCGCGGTGACGTTCTGGTTGGTGGTAGACAGACCGTTCGTCAGGTTTGTAATGGCCGACCCTTGTGACGTCAGTCCGGATTCGGTCTGCGATACCCTTGAGTCAAGCGCTTGAGTGGCCGAAGCCAGGGCCGCCTCACCCGCGTTCTGTCGGGCGATCTTCAGATTGGCAATCCACATCTTAAAGCCAACCGGAGCCAAGCCGTCCGGGACCAAGTACAACGACATCCGCCCCACGGTTTCGGGAACAGTGCGCTGCACCGTGAGTTTCTGCCAGCCACCCAAGGCCGCGTCATACCCCACCACTCGAATATTGCCGCCAACCGATTCACTGCCAGTCTCCCCAACCCAGAAGGTTAAAGCCAGCCTTCCCGCCCCCTGCACTGGGCTCTCGCAGAACATCTGGCATTCCAGATTGATGACTTCGCCGGGCTGGACAGGCACCTGAACACTGCCATTGCGGAAGACCAGCGCCTGACCGCCCCACCCTGCCGACTCGCCAATCTTGGACATGCACAGCAGTCGTTCGGCTGGTGCGCCGACCGGGACGCCCGAATCGCTGCGGTTGTGGTAGCTCATGGTGATCACCGAAGTGCTGTTGATCACCAGGTCGCCGGCCGCATTGAAGTCCGGGTTACGAAGCAGGTTCTCTTGCGAGAAATTGCCGACCGAGGTCTGGATGCTGGTGATCGCCTGTCCTTGGGCGGTCACCGTCTGGCCCTGCTGTGAAACGGTGTTGCTCAACTGTTGTACAGTCGAGGCATCAGCCTTCGTCGCCACTTGGGACAGCGCACTGGCTGCCGCCGAAGCTGCATCCGTAGCCACCTTGTCGGTAACCGCCACCCATGCAGTTCCGCTCCAGCGTTTCGGCGTGTTCGCGCTACCGGTTGTATCGATCCAGAGGTTCTGCGGCAGGCGATCCACTACTGCCGGGGCCGTGGACTGATACATCACCTTACCCTTCCCACCCGCAAGATCGGACGCCGCCTGTGCTGCTTGTTGGGCAGCAGTGACGTTCTGATTGGTCGTAGTCAGGCTGTTTTGCAGGCCAGTCAGCGCGATTCCTTGTGAGGTCAGGCCCGTTTCCGTCTGAACCACTCGGGCATCAAGCTGGTTGACCGAGTTGGCCAAGGCGCCGACCTGACCAGCACTGTTGCCGATGTTGAAGGTCGACGGGGTTGTGCCGGCCCCGACCTGCTCCTCGAGCATGATGCGGTCTACCAGCACCGCTATCCCATCCTTCGGGTTGGGCGACGCAGATATGCACACCACCATCCGGTCAGCTACGAAAGCGGCGCTGGTCAGGTCAAACACGACGCTGTACCGGCCCCACTGATCGGTAATGGCGACATCCTGCCCAGGTGCGAACCTAACAGCACCGTCGGCAGCAATAGTCCGTAGGCTGACCTGCATCTGCTTGGCCCCTGAAGTACTTTTGGCGTCCCAAGCCAGAATGTACTTCTTGTTCTTAAGGGCGATGTTTGCCCCCGAGTAGATATTGCTCGGCGCAAAGTAGGTGGTGCCGGTACCGGAGCTCTGAAGCAGGCGCAGGACATAGCCGCTGAACCCGTGCAGATCAGCCTCAACCGTGGCTGACTGCCCTCCACCCATCACCAGCGCGGGAACTGCCGGGCCAAAAACAGCGTATTCGGCGGGCACCAGGTTGATCCCGTTGCCCGCGATGTTGCCTACCGATGCCTGCACATTAGTCAGCGCGGTTCCCTGGGCTTCAATCTTGCCTTCAGCGCTGGTTACCCGGGTACCCAGGTTGTTTACAGCGGTTGCGTCAGCCTTGGTCTGGGCCACGGCCAGAGCATTGGCCGCCGCAGCCGCCGCATCCGAAGCAACTTTGTCCGTTACCGCCAACCAGGCTGAACCACTCCACCGCTTTGGCGTATTGGCTCCGTTGGCGGTGTCGATCCATAGGTTTTGCGCCACACGATCAGCCACCGCAGGAGCAGCCGTCTGATACATGACCTTGCCTTTACCGCCCGCTAGGTCAGCAGCGGCCTGAGCCGCCTGCTGCGCCGTCGTGACGTTTTGATTGGTGGTGGTGAGGCTCGATTGCACACCGGTGATGGCTTGACCTTGAGCAGAAATGGCACCTTCAGCCTCGGTTACCCGGTTCGTCAGGGTAGTCACCGCCGAAGCGTCGGCCTTGGTCTGAGCAACGGACAGGGCGTTTGCTGCCGCCGCTGCCGCGTCCGTGGCAACCTTGTCAGTCACCGCTGCCCACGCACTGCCCGTCCAACGTTTTGGCGTGTTGGCGTTGTTGGTAGTGTCGATCCAGAGGTTCTGGGACAGACGATCTGCAACTGCAGGTGCCGCCGACTGCACGATGACCTTGCCTTTGCCGCCAGCGAGGGTCGCCGCGTCCTGGGCAGCCTGCTGGGCAGCAGTGACGTTCTGGTTAGTGGTGCTCAGGCTCGACTGAACACCAGTGATGGCATGGCCCTGCGCCGTGATCGTTTCGCCCTGCTGGGTAACGGTGCTACCCAGTTGCGAGACTACTGTTACGTCGGCCTTGGTCTGGGCGACAGACAACGCATTCGCTGCTGCAGCCGCGGCATCGGTGGCCACCTTGTCAGTGACAGCCACCCAGGCAGAACCACTCCATCGCTTGGGCGTGTTGGCGTTGCCCGTGGTATCGATCCACAGGTTTTGTGCCAGGCGGTCAGCCACAGCAGGCGCAGCCGACTGCACGATGACCTTGCCCTTCCCTCCTGCCAAGGTCGCGGCATCCTGCGCGGCCTGCTGTGCAGCGGTCACATTCTGGTTGGTGGTCGTCAGGCTCGATTGCACGCCGTCGATGCGGGTGGATTGAGCCGCCAGCTTCCCGTCCTGCTCGGTGACCTTGGTCTCCACCGTGGTCATCCGGACGGCAAGGCCATTCGCTGTCTGCACGGCCTGGCCAATGTCGGTCCAATATGTGGCATTTGGCGGCGTGATGTTTACCGGCACGGCCTGGCTTGCTTGATACAGCTTGCCGTCGGCGCCTAGCACAACCTGACCCGAGGTGTAGGTCTTGTCCTTGTTGTAGGGTAAGGCGCCCGCCGCAGCACTGACGGTGTCAATCTGCTCCTGCAGCTGTTGCTTAGCGGTCGCCAGATTCTGCTGAGCCTGCTGGGTGGCGGTGTCTAGGTTGGATTGAACCTGCGTGACCGCAACGCCCAGTTGGTCGGTGATCTCGGTGACCTGCTCGTCCAGCTCTTCCAGACGGTTGTTGACCGACCCCGGAAGGTTGGGCGGCCCGGAGATCAGGGCGATTTCTTCCCGCACCGCCGGGGCAAGCTGGCCGTTCTCAATTTTGTCCTTCAACGCATCCAACATGTTGTCCACGCTCGTCGACGTGGAAGCGACCACCTTCAGGAATGCGCTCACACCGTAGGCGTTCTTCGAACGAACGAAGTAAGCATAGTTAGTCGCAAATGCCAACCCGGTGTGGGTCAGGGTCAGGCCTTGCCCCAGATACTCGCCTTGCGTTGCCTGAGGGTTGGTCGAGAAGAAGTACTCGTAGGTGCCACCGTTCAGGCCATGCAGCGTGTTGCCGGGGATCAGCGTGATGGTGTCGATGGTGGCCTGCACCACGCATGACTCAGGGATCGGAGGGCCGTCGATGCTGACCGTAATGCTGGCCTCGCCGGAGCGGGTCAGCGGGCCTAGGGCGGCCACGCTCATGGTGTAATTGCCCGACGACAGGCCAGCAATAGGCAGCTGCAGCGTGGTCTCGGGCACCTGCTGGGCCTGCACTGCGGTGCCGCCCTGGCGGACGGTTACGGCATAGCCGGTGACGATCCCAGCAGGCTGCACCCAGCTCAGCACCCCCTGGCTCACCTCTGCCGTTTCGGCAGGCGTCCAGGCCACATTGGTAGGACTGCCCAGCCCCCCAGTCGGCATACTGATGAAGCCGATTGGATTATACGGTTGCCCTACGGCATCATCGAACTGGGCAGCTTCATACTGCTGCAGCTGGGCAGTGCAGCCTTCGTTGGCGCCCATGCTCCAGTTGGTGACGATGAACTCACCCAAGATATTCAGCGACGGCAGATTTACCCGCACGGCACGGCCTGGGCGGCAGTTGTAGCCAAGGAAGTTCATCGGCACGCTGATGGTGCCGCCCGCGCGCCTCCGGCGCAGTTCGATGTTGGCCAGACGCTGGGCCTGATAGGCGTCGGTAACGTAAGAGAATGACAGGGTTTCCGCAGCCTCGCCGCCGTCTTCAACAACCCACTGAGCAATGCTCACCTCCGGGTAGTCGGTTTCGGTCCACGACTGGGCGGTGTCGATGAACGTACCGCGAACCGTATTGATGGCCGCGTCATTGGTCGGTTCAGTGCTGCCAGTAATGGTGCCAACGACCATGTCCTCGGTGATTTCAAAGTCGTACGGCCCGTAATAGGCCCCGGCCTGGAACATCCAACGGCCGCCCACGCGGATCGTCCGGCCGCCACACGCGGTTTCGAGTTTCTGAAGGACGTTTGTTCGTTGCTCGTCTGCGCCGATTACGCAGCTGCTGCGGTAACGCGGGCTGGTGGTGCCGTCCGGGTTGACCACCGACTCATCGCAGACGTTCGCGCCACTGGCAAAGGTCTCAAACACAATCTCGTCATCCGGCACGCCGCAGCGGTTACGCAGGAACCACAGGATATGCAGCGCGGTGTTCTCCGTGTAAACAGCCATGCCGGCGCGCGGGTCGTAGATATCGTTCCGCCCGCGCACGATGAAGCGCGCGTCCGGAATGCCGGACGGGAACTTCTCGGCACTGTACTTGAGCGATAGGCGCACGAACGACAGGCCACGACCAATCTGCTCGTCCTTCCAGTCCGGACAGTTGGCCTTGAGGAAAGCGTTTACTTGGGTCGGGTTGACGATCAGCTCATAGGAAGCGTACTCGCCGTAGGTGGCGATCTCCTCCTCACCCAGGTAGATGTTCTCCAGGGCTTCGATGGGGCCCTCGCAGAGCACGTACACTAGGTGCAGCCACTCACCATCGGTCTGGTCACCAACCTGCTCCTGCGCCCACACCAGCACGCCGCCGGTGCTGACGCGGCCTAGGATGAAGCGCGCCGGTGCCTTGGAGGAACGGACGGTCTGCGCCGAAGGCTCGTTGTCTCGCAGAGGCGACTTGGTATTGAGCTTTTCCTGCTGCTCGGCCATGTAGAAGGCCATGCCAGCACCGATAGCCGCCCCCACCGGGCCGCCCTGGATGAAGCCAATCACCGCACCAACAGCTACCTGCGCAATCTTCTTGACGCCACCGGACATTATTCGACTCTCCAGACTGCAAGTGGGTCGCACAACACGCGGGTCACCCCGGCGTCAGTGGTTGCCCAGAATTCATTGGCCCAGAAGACCGCCATGGATTTACCGCCCGGCGCCTCATACATCGCCACGTCACCGCGCTGGATAAAAGCAGGAGCCACCCGGGTGAAGTAGGCATCCCATGCTGCCTCGAGGCTGCCATGGTTTTTCTTCAGCGCTCGTTTGGCCCCAGCCTCGGTCTTGTAGGTACCACGATAGGCCTTTGCAGGGTCGGTACCGCATACCGCCGCCGCACAGTCCGCAGCGAACAGGCAGCAATCAAATTCTCCCCATGAAAAAGGCCGCTCTGAGGCGGCCTTGATCACTTCGCTGAGGCGTGTAGTCCAGTCTCGGTAGCGCATGCCTATTTCTCGTAGGTGAACGTCGGGGCGTCCTTCTTGGAGCCCCAGTAGATGGGCCATTCGGACATTTGAGCGATGGCGTAGAAGAACCGGTCACCCTGGTGCCGGGCCCGGTGGTTCTCGTCGGTGAAGCGTTCGGTACCGGTGCGGCTCCACTCGGCCATCCGGTCAACGATCGGGACGGTGATCTTGTTTCCGTCCTCGCCGTTGCCGGCGTAGGAAAAGGTGGCGGCGTCCATGCGGCCGGAGAACAGGATGTCGGCGGCGTAGTTGCCCTGCTCGTCGAACACCACAAACATCAGCTTGCCAGAGCGCCCGCGGCAGCCCCGGATGTTGGTCTCGGTGATGATGTAGCTGTCCAGGCCGGTGAGCGCTAAGTCGATCGACATGGGCGAGTTCGAGTTGTCGCTCTCCTGCGACTGCCCTACCTCGCCGAACTGCCCTACCCCCAGATACGTGAGGCCTCCGATCACCAGGTCGCCGGTACCCGTGTGCGCGTACACCGGGCCGTCTTCGAAGTCGAGCTGGCAGGCGTATACGCTGAGGAACCTGCCCGTGGCGATGATATCGACCACGCTCTGGCTGAATGGAAACGTCGAGGGCATCAGAAGGCCTCCCTGAACTGGTAGCTGCCGTTCGACACGGTCTGGCGCACGGTCATGCTCCAGGTGTCCTGGGTCATGCGCATTTCGGAATACGGGTTGAGGTATTCGATGGCCGAACCAACCGCCAAGGTTTGGCGAATGCGCTTGTTCACCTGCACCACAGCCTGTCCCTGGGCGTTGGTCACGGCCGGCTTGATGACTTCGAACATCTCGCCGGCGATCGTCATGTAATCCCCGACCGAAAACATCTGAGCGTTTGGAGTGGCGCCGCCGACCTGGATAGAGCGGGACTGCGACGGGCCACTAACGACCTTCAGCGCCCCCACACTGTTACCGCGGCGCCGAGTAAATGCCGGCACGTTGACCGTGCCGAACATCCCATCCAGTTCGCCCAGGAACGAAGACAGCTGCCGCTCCTGCTTGCGCGTGAGCAACCCGAACGTAATGGTGCATTGCCAATAGGCGCCCGGCTGCCCAACGATCTGCTGGGCGTTCGAGAGGGTCGATGTGAAGGCGCGGCTGTTGTTGACTAAGCCCCACGTCATTTCAGACGGGCGCAGCGATGCCGGCCATTGGATAGCCATGCAGTACTCCTTCTTGCTATCGGTTTCGGGCGATAAGCTGGCGCGCCGGCCCGTTCATCTTGAGGTCGCGCAGCACCAAGTTGTAGCCATCCTGCGCGCCCTTCTGTGCGGCCTGCTGGATTCGGGCCAGGGTGGCGTCGTCTGCAGTACCTTGGACGCTGATGTGCTGAACGATCCCCGGCGCCGAACTGGTCGACGCCTCGGGTTGGCTAGCAGCCATTTGCGTAGCGGTGGAGGCTATCCGCGGCGTCACGAATCCGCCGGAGGCGTAACCCCTGACGTTCAGCCCCTCCAGGTAGTTGCGCATACCTGGCTGGGCCACCACCTCCTTGCGGAGGACGAATTCACCGCCGTGCACCACACCCTTCGGTTCAAACTTGCCGCCATCGCCGGTGTAACCACCACCGGAGAATCCAGATCTCGAGATGGTTTCGCTGAAGCCAGTCATCGTCCCGGTGCCAGCGGACGAACCTCCACCGCCCAAAAAGCCGAACGCGCTGCTAAGGAAGCCGGCCGCTGCCTGGCGCACCTGAATTCGGATCAAGTCTTCGATAACACCATCAGCGAAGTCCTTGAACGAAAGCTTGCCGGTCTTCACGAAGGTGACCACCGCGTCTTCCATATTGCTGAAGGCGTTGGTGAATAGGCTTCGGGTCTGCCCCGCGACGTTGCGCGCCTGCTCAAGGTAGGTGCCGAATGCGGCCCGTGCACCAACAGACCAGTCTGACTGCAGCTCATCGACACGCTGGTAGTACTGTTCCTGCTTAGCCAACCGCTGATCCAGCGCGCTTTGGAGGGCGGCGTTTTCCTTTTGATAAAGGCTCTCGCTAATCCGTCCCTCGTTGCGCTGCTGCAACAGGTTGTCCATCTGCTGCTGATACTGCTGCTCGATGCTGAATCGCTCTTGCAGGCGCTGCTGGGCCTGGTCGCCAAGACCCATGCCGGCCAGGTTGTTGTCCAAGCCCACCGATGCGCGCTGCAGCTGGCTGTTCAGGTTTGCTTCGAAGGCCGCCAGTTTCTGCGCTTCTTCCGTGGCTACTTTACGCAGTTGCATTTCGCGCTCGAGCCCTGCGTTGCGCTTCAGCTGAGCAGTGATCAGATCCTGATTCGCCAGCAGCGACTTCTGGTCGGCGGTTAAGGTCTTCTTGTCCTTGATGTCGGCCAGTTGCTGCTCCCAGCGCACCAGGGCTTGGCCAGCTTCGCCCAGCTTCTGCATCTGCCCCATCTGGACGCCGATGAGGCCGTTCTGCTGCTGGAGCACCGAGTATTGCTGGCGTGCCTGGTCGAGAGCCTTGGTTCCTGCGTCTTCACGGTAGGTAGGTCCTTTAGGGCCTGGCTTGTCCTTGAACTGCTCACGAGCAGCGTCGCGCAACTGATTAAGCTCCGCTTCGGTGTAAACCCGACCACCGTCGCCAGCGGCAGACTTCTTGGCGAGTTCGTTGATTTCCTTGAGGCGGGCCGCCAGCTTGTCTTGATTGCTTGCTGTCGTTCGCAGCTGGCCGTTGAGAGTTTCCTGGGAAAGGATGGAATCGCGTTGCCGCTGGCGGTAGTTCTCCTGGGCTTGATCGATAGATTGCTGTGATTTGAGCTGGTCCTGTAGCGCCTTGACAGTACTTTCCGCCAGCTCTCGCTTTTTATCGACAATAGGATTACCAGCTGGATAGTTTTGAAGATCAACTAGGGTCTTTTGGGCATCCTCAAGCTGCTCAGCCAAACCTTTATCGCGGCCAAAGTTCATGGCGGCATCACCAGCACCTTTGGCCGCACCCCAAACACCACGCCATGCTTTTTCGATCCAGCCGAGGTTCTCGGTGATCTCTTTTGTTCTTGTGTCGATTGTTTGAGCGTAGGTGTCGGTAAGCAGCTTTGCCGCACCAACGGTGTCGCCCTGATCTTTCATGGCCTGGATTTGCGCGTAGGTACTGGCGGTCAGGAAGTTGTACTGCTCATTAAGTTCACGAGCAGCCGCCACAGGGTCTTTCCCGATCTTCACGAACTCCGCGACAGTCTCCTCCACTGCTCGGCCGGTAGCGTCGCGCATTTGCAGAGCAGCTGTCGCCACGGCACCGAAACTGTCCCCAGCAATTTTCCCGTTGCTAGCCAATTGCACCAGCACATCAGCGGCAGCGCCGGTAGTGCCTACGGTTGTGCTGATTTGCCTGGAGAGGTCGGCCAAGGCGCCGACATTGCCTCCGGCTGCGTTGCCGGTGAGGATGAGAGATTTGCGAAACTCATCTGCTTCTTGAGAGCCCTTGTAATAAGCAACCCCTAGCCCTGCGACTGCGGCGCCCGCTAGAGTAAAAGGGCTCACCAGGCCGGCTACGTAGCCTCCAAGAGCCCTGACAGCCGGGCCTATCCCGCCAAACTGATCTTTCAATTGCCCGCCCTGCTGGAGCAAGACAGTAAACGGGTTCATGCCGCCCTGAAGCGAGACTACGATATCGGTAAACTGAGCAGGTACGCCACGCAGAGCGGCAACATACGCCTTAGTCGACATTCCAGCCGCCTGAGCTTGCCGCGCGTACCCATCCATAGCCTGCTCTGCGGATTTGGCGCTAGCAGACAGATCCCTAATGGAAACTCCCGATGCCTTGGCCTGAGGGCCAACGCCACCAACCGCTACCTCCGCTCGCTCTCCGGATTTTGCGAGCTTGTCTAGATCCTCGGATGCAGCGACCGCCTCGCCAGATTCGACCCGGATACCGAGAACAGCGATATCACCTTGGCTCATGTTTTCTCCGGGCATAAAAAAACCGGCCTGGGCCGGTTTGTAGTTGGATATTTTTAATCACTGGTCTTGGCGAAAACCGCCTTGAAACCGCTTAGGTCATTGTCGCTGATGATGCTTTCCGTGTTGCAAACCTTGAACTCCACTTTTTTCGCAGATGCTAGCTTGTCCAGCGCGCCATCGGCGGGCTTGAGCTTGAAACGCTCAATGACCACTCCACTTGCGAATTCAGCCGAGTAATCGGTGGAAATACCGTCAACTGGTACGCCATCAGCCAGCCAGTAGACGTGGTTACAGGATTCGTACTGCTGCGAGTGGGCGTAGGTTAGGAGTTCGACGCTAAGCCTGGACACCTTAGCCTCCTTGCCCTTGTACAGAGAGCTCGTCAGCACGAATTCTTCCGCTCTCGAGGGAATTGGCTCCCAAGAAATTGTCCTCACTCCAGAAAATCTATCGATCGAATCATTGATCGTTACTGCCAGTACTTTCTGCCCTCCGCCAACCAGGACCAGCCCAGCCAGCGCCACCAATGCCAAACGCTTCATGCCCACCCTCCTTGTTAATGAGGGCAATCTACCATCGCGTCGTTTCAGCGCAAAACTGAGTAGCGCCGGCCAAAAGAAAAGGCACCCGAAGGTGCCCTCTCGATGCCGCTAAGATCCATATCGCACCATAGGCGCGACCACTAACCAACCTTACGCGCGATATAGTTGAAGCGGCCCCGAAGGTTCACAACTGCCGCCATCAAGAACTCGAACATGTCGGGAGTCGAGACTGGAATATCCCCGGGCGACATGACCATTCCCTTGATGAGGTCGCGCGTCGAAAGTACGCAGGCATCGTCAGCCACCTCTTCCACGCGCTGCTCGCCTTTGTGGTCGAACGAGACCAGATAGCGCTTCTGTGGACCTCCGACGATCTGGACCTGATCACGCTTAGGCAGGAGCTCGCCCTCAAAGACGTAGGCCACCACGAAGTTGCAGGCATCCGAAAGGCACTCGGCCGGGATGAGGGCAGTGCGCTGCACATTAAACCGGCTGCGCAACCGGCTTTTCATCGTGTGCCGGTAGCTCCGGCGAAGGCTGCTCGGGATGGACATGGCCTTCTGGTCAATTACCCGGTCCAGCACAACCTCACCGCTGCTGCCGATAACCGCACCGACCAGATCGCCCATCGCGTTGTGCTGATCGACATAGCCGCCAGTCTTGCGGATCGATGGCAAAACCTCGGAGGTCAACCATTTCCGGAAAGCGTGAGGCTTGCTGCCTTTTTTCACCGCGTCGCGGCTACGCAGGATTAGAGTGTAGAGGCCGGACTCATTGACCAGGTTGGCGTTGCCCTGACGACCTATGTTGAACATAGACCGTTCATCTTCGTCCAGAGCCTGTACCGCCTGCGTGGTATTGCCCACCTCAAGCACCCGGCATACATCTGCAGCTACGAACCATGGCTCGCCAGCTATCACCAGTGTGCGCACCTGCTGCTCACGGAAATTGAAAGGGATTACGTTTGTGCTATTATCGCTCATGACGTTTTTCCTAGACCGATTGACGTTATCCAAAGCCTCAGCGCCTGCCAGCACTGGGGCTTTTTCATGCCTGAGAGATTTGCTCATCTCGCTGCATAGCCTCCCTCAAAGCTTTGGCGACGAGCCAATTCTGGCTCCTCTCGTCCTTTTTTGACTTCCTTTCCAGCCATGCCTTTACCTCCGGTTCAATGCGCAGAATCACCTGCGCCATGTCACGCACCTTCATGATCGCCTCCATATGCATCACCGTTGTGCACATAACAAATGTAGAACGGTGATGCATTGCTGTCAATACCACCGTGATGCATCCTGCGGTTCTGTTAAACAGAACTGGATTCGTCATGAGCCGCACCGACCCTCAATTCAACCTGCGTATCCCTGAATCCTTGCGCGACAAGGTCATGGCTGCATCCAAGGAGAATGGTCGATCTGCTACTGCAGAAATTCTGGCTCGGCTGGAGCTGAGCTTTATTGGCGAGTCTCCAGATGAGGAGCTTATCCCTGCATCGAGGGCGTGGGAGATGGCGGCAATCGCCAGGCAGAGCATTCCAGCCACGGTCAAGAAACGAATCCTTGAAGGAATAAATCGTGCAATTTCTATGGGTCATGAGACCGCCGACATCAGCTTCAAAGACCTTGAGCTGGAGTCGCTCCCAAGCGAGGACGTCGACTCACTGATTTCAGAGTTCTCTTCATGGTTATCAGCTGCTGGGTATGTCGCCGAATGGGATGGACCAGAATCCATTTGGATTCGCTTTGAAGAGATGTGAGTTACGCAACTGGTCGCTTTTTAACTAGGATTTTTCGCGGGTTCAACTTGATCCTCCCGAGATCGATCACCCAAGCACGTCACCGCGGGTGATGTTGCTGAAGGACTACATGACCTTGAGTCAGGTAGCTAGCCCAAAGCCCGGCCAGCCTCAGATCAAACACCGCACGGCAGCAGCCATGGACATCCACCTCCCGGTCGCTCCTGCCCCCACTACAAGGAGTTTCACGTGCTTGAAGTACTAGTCAAATTCTTAAGCTCTCTGCTTCAGATTTGGTCCTCCCTATCAGAAGACCAGAAAGAGAGTATCTGCAAAGTATTCACCGACCTTATGGATCAGGTATTCCGGGAATACTTCAGGGCGAACACCGGAGGTGCGCAATGAAGTCGCTAACCGATATCATGCGAGCGAATTCCGAATCTGGATCGCTCGCCGCCACCACAAAAACGGAGATGGAGCTCGCAACAGTTGCGACGCTCGGATCTGTGCTTGGCAAATCCAAAGCGACTCAGTTTGCCGATGACGCGTCAGACCTAATCACCAGCGATGATTTCCTGAACGAACTCGAATCTGAGTTGGGCCTCCCGCAGAGAGGTGAGTCAGAAGACGAGTTTGTCGCTCGAGCGAAGGCAAGCATGCTCCAAATGCTAAAAGCCAAGCTCAAGTAACCTGGCCCCAAGCCCGGCCAAGCGCCACCCATTCAAGGAGATCCAATGCACAAGGTAATGCTTGCCGTCCGCGTGATCCAGCGTGGTGAAGTCATCCGCGGCTACTACCGCAACCTAGAGTTGCCATTCGTCCCTGCCGAGGGAATGCGGTTCGAGCAGGGCACGAGCACCACGATGTGGGAAACCGTCTCGGGACAACAGATTGACCCTCAAGTTGAGCGTGTTGTGTACGACCTCGACGAGGACCTGATCGTCTGCCTTTTCACAGTTGATCAGCCATTAGCCGCATCCTTTTGGGAGAACGCAGCAGAGGTTGGGCCGGGTCAGGTATGCGGTGTGCTGCACTACTTTCGCCACATGCCCATTTCCGTATGAAGCTCACAGATAGGCTTGTAGCTATTTTGAAGGCACGCCGGAAGATAACTTACGCTGAACTCAGCGACTGGAAGCTGATGCTAATCGGCGTTCCTAACTTCTTGATAGGCGCCTACTACTTGTGGGTCTCAGGAAACTCAACCATCGACTTGGTCCAATGGACTAAAGACCATGCCATTACCTGGGATGCCGCCTTAGCTTTCGTTTTCGTTGGGTTGATCGCCCTGAGCGGCCTGTATTTCGCGACCGTCGCGCGCCGCTGCTATGAACTTATCTACGAACGTAATTTTAAGTAGCTCCAGCTTAGTCAAACTCCTGGCTATGCGACGCATAAGTACTTTACCGTCACGATATAGGCCTAACTTAAATGAAATACACCACCCCAGAATGGTTTCGTCTAACTGAGGTACTCACCCCTCAAACATTTTCACGTATCGGCGATGCAGTTGAGAACTGTCAGCTAAGCATGCAAACGAAATATTCTCCGTTGCTCGCCTATTGGTTTATGTGTGACTCGTTCTACCTTGCTTGTGAAGTAAACCAGAAGGGCATGCATGCCAACGCTCTCGCACTCACGCGCCAGTCCATTGAAGCCTTGGGTGTGGTGGAACTGGGTATCTGTAAGAAAGAAGGAGCTGAAGAGGCTCTAGCCAAATGGAACGGCGACAATCTCAAGCCTGGAAATCTAAGAGCCTGGCTCCAAAATAACGTCTGGCAGACGTACGGACCCGGACTATGGAATGAACCTTGGAGCGACTTCATGAGAGAATTCGCTAAAGCAATTCAACCATACGCTCACTATTGCAGGGACTTAGCACAGTGGCAGCAACGTTTAAAAAACGTTACTAGTGAGGATGATGGATCTATCACTGCACAAATAGAGATCGCGCCACGAGCATACGATCCTCAAAAAGCAACTCGAATTTCATTATTCCACGCTATTTTGACCTTTGCGCTAGGCAGAATCTGGATCGCAGCAAACCCACAGGACACTGAGTTTTCGGCGTTAATATTCAGACTCGGGGAAGCCCTCGGCAAGTCGGAGTATTTAGATGGTCATTCCACCGACTGGGGGCAGCAGTTTTGGGCAATGCTCTGGGCTGGCAATGGAAAGCTGCTATTAGAATAGCATCCTAGTCTGCTTCAGAGCGGTGCTGTTATCAGTTGAAAATGGTAGCCGACAAAATCAAATTTATGGCTACCGCCCAAGGGATGCAGAAAGCCCAGCGCGGGGCTGGGCTTCACATACTCATTTCTCCTCATCATCAGAAACTGAGACTATAAATGAGTCATACCATTGCGTGGTTCTAAATATTGTAAAAGTAGCAGCAAGCATCGAAAATACAGCATATACGAAAACACCAAAGCCAACAAACCACATGAGTGGCCTACCTACAGTAACAATCTGGTAATACCAAGACGGCAACCCTTCAACGTAGAAGAAAGTTGACTTCGCAAGCAATGCAGCAATCAGTGCCAATACTTGAACCACCACAAAGTGCACAAAAGAAGCAATCAACTGGAGAAACGGTGAGGCCTCACCCTCGTCACCACCGGCAATTACGGAGCTGAACTTAGAGTCCATGCCTAAAAATACCGCAAGTCCAGCTAGAGTAAATCCTAGCATGGTAGGAACGGATGATATCACGACATCCCACCAACCAGGCTTCGACCAGAGAAAATAGCACCCAGCAGAAATAACCACTGCAAGTGAAAAGTACAGTGACGTACACACAGCCTTCCACCCTCCATAGATACGCCAGTAGGCCATCCATAGAATCCATGTTCCTTTATAAGAGGAGCGAATATCTTCGAGCATCTTACAGCCCTCGTCGAATATCCATAGCTGCCTGTAATAGAGCGCTGTGCTCAGACTGGACATCAGGATTGTAAGAGACTGGCTCAGTCAATGGTGAGTCCTCAGTCGACAGGCTAACCACATCATTGCTAGCGTTCCGCCCTTTCACCACTACCTTACCGTTCGATGCAGCGACAGAAGCAAGCGCTTTGAGTTCACTGTCTGGCTTAAGCCCCTTTGAGTCAGCCTCTACGTAGGTGATCATTTCCTTTTTTGCACGAATTCTGCCAAGCCTCTCTTTTACTTTTGCATCCAGCCCCGCATGATCGTCTGGATTAGGCCTGTTAATCTCCAGCTCAATCTTAGTCAAACGCGGAATCATGAAAAGCTCTTCGGTAGAACCAGCTTTAGGCTCAACGGTGACAGTCAACTCACCGAATTTAGCCAAAACCTCAGACTCAGCTGCTCCTTCGAAGAATTTTTTTTAACAGATTAGGAGAAAGCGCCTCGCTACCAGCCCTTGAAACAAAAAACAGTCTATGCTTAACAGGAAAAAACACATAAGAATATTTTTTAAAGTGAGGCTTCAAGTTATCAGGGATAACAACTGCACTCACTTCTTTTCTAGACGCTGCAGCCATACTTTGCATGTTAAACCAGTCAGCACTAGCGTCTAAATTCAAGTATTTATAAATGTCGCCATGGTAAGAAAGACCGTCCTCACTTTTGATGCATGAACCAATCATGAGGGCATCATCACCACGAACCTTTACCGCCAGCCTGCTTTTGTTCAATGTATTAAGAAGATCGATGTACTTTTCTTTGCTGTGCGGGTGAAGAACCACATTCAGACAGCTAACATAAATTTTACGATCGCGCCCCGAGCTTTCCTCAATACCTTTTGACCGAGCAACACGCTTCATTTGCCTTCTCTTCCCTAAGCATTACCTATGTTGAGTAGCATAGGATCGCAGAAATGATGGCAAAATGCAGCATCCAGCCAGCGGGAGGGGGGGGTTAAACCCTCAATCTAGCTAAAACTACCTAACCTAGACCTAACATCCTACTCCGCCGCCTCAGCCATCAGAGCCAGCGCCTCATTTTCCATGACGCGTAGGTCATTGAAGGCTTCGGAGAGTTCGCGGTATTTCAAGCCGATAATCTTGGCCGTCCCGGGGATAGCGGTGTAGTCGAGACCTGAAGGCCCGCCGGGGCCGAGCCGCCATTGCGTACCCAGAGCCTCAAACAAGCAGAAGACCGGCCATGCATCCGGCCAGACCTCGACATCCTCGGTTTCCATGTCGTCCAAGGTCAGGCCCAGAAAAGCCAGCTGCTCCGCGGAGGGGCCTTGCTCATATAAGGCCCGCGCCGCCGCTTTCAGTTTCCCAAGCGGGCCGGATTGTAGGCTTCCTGATAGGCGTCCAGAACCGCTTGCGGAGCACCGACGCAGGTGGTCACCAGGTCGAGGACGGCTTGATCAGTGAACTTGTCGTCGAAGCCCCAGCCAACGGTGACGGCCTTAATCTGATCGGCCTGCAGCTGGACCTGGCCGGCAGTGAACTGCTCGAGGTTTGCGCCTTCGGTCTTGCACTTTTCGGCGTGCGCTTCGAAGGCTTTGTTCCAGCCGTCGTACAGCTTGGCTAGGGCGGTGCGATCGAAGTAGCGGAACGTGAACTCCACCGCAACCGGGTCACTGCCCACGCGCGGGATCTTCACCTCGGCGCTAAACGTTGGGTTCTGAGCAATTTTGATCTTCGCCATGAGTTCTCCTTACGCGCCGGCCAGGTAACGCAGCGAACGAGCCGACAGGCCGACGCTGATGGTTCGGGTCATCACGTTATTCCGCTCCATGGTCGGGTCTGGAGTGATGCTGACGTAGCCCGGGTACAGGATCTGGTCACCGTTGCGGAGCTTCATGCGGATCACCGCCAGTTCCTTCGACGCGTCGTAACCTTCCACGGCCTCAACGTACGCAGCAGTGGGCTGGTCCTCGACCACAATCGACAAGCTAGTTGGGTTCCGGTTGGTTGGGAACTGCTTGTCGTCGTCATCTTCTAGGTATCCAACGGTCGCATACTGCTGCTCGCCGCCCGAGGAAGTGAACGAGGTGACCTTGGAGATCTGCACCCAGTCAGAGACGGGAAGCACGGAGCCTACGCCGGCGCCAGCGGTGAAGCGCTCCACATTACTGGTGTCCAGGCCGCCCAGCGAGAAGGCATCGGCGGCGACACTGGCTGCTTTTACGGCGCGGTCGTTGATCAGCGCCCAGCCAGAGTTGACCAGCAGAACATCGCCGTTCTGGATGCTGTGACCTGCAGCGGTGGCCACCGGCGGCTTGGCGTTGGTCAGCGCAGTGAATGGGACGGCAGCGCCGATGACGCGTGCGATCTCAAGCACCGCGCCGTTTGGCAGCGGGAAGCGTGCGGCCATGGTGTGTTTCCTCTTGGTTAGAAACGACGAAGCCCGCACTGGGCGGGCTTTCGTACGTCAGGATGGTGTCAGTGGAGTGGAAGTGATGGCTGCAACTGCGACGCCAGGTCGCTCAGCTTTGCTTCAAGTGGAGGCTTCTGTCGCTGCCATTGGCGCAGGCCTTTTCCGCAAAGGCTTGCCACAGCCTGCTTGCCGCTGTATTCGAGCAATGTTCGCTGGAACTCCGCACCAAGCGACTGCCCTTGGCGAGATTGCTCGTCCAGAACATCAAGCACTTTGCGCCTGAAGGCCTTCGCACGCTCGGTGCGGGCGAACATCCCAAGTAGGTGAGCGCCACGAAGACTGAAAACCCGCACCTCTTGCTCACCACCTCTGGTCTTCATCTTGACCAGGGCTGTCATTGTCGGCGTGAACTCGTCCGCATGGCGCCGGTAAAGGTCACGCACGCGTGTTTCAAAGGGGGTCGCATTTCCGTCCCCCCCTTTTCCATAGAGTGCGGTCGCCACCTCGGCAAGCGTGAGACACGGCTGCCCGCCGTGATCGATCACGCTCAGTTCGGTGTCGCCAATAATCAGTTTGTCCATGATGTATCCCCTGAAATAGCCCTGGAAATAGATCGGCCACAGCAACGCCCCAGGGAAGGCGCTTTCGGGTGCCCCCTAGCTGTAGCCTAAAAGGTGCTCTGGTGTTACTGGTCCGCGGCACCGCGGTAGGTGAAGGTGGCCGGTACCGTGTAGGTTGCCGATTCGGTGATCGTTGGGCCCTGGTCAACAGGTTCGGTGACCAGACCCTCGAAGCCATTGCGGCTGAGCTCCGAATCAGCCCGGAAGAGGCTCGAAAGCTCACCGACCAGGGCCTCAGCGGTAGCTAGTGGCTGGCCCGCCGGGCATACGATGCTCACTTGGTAGACACCGGTGTACTCGTAGGCGTCTCCGCCTAGATAGCGGCAAGTGGTTGCACCAGGCAATTGGTATGCCTGCAGGTAGGTTTCTTCTGGCAGCGCCTCGAACCCCTGCTCGAAGTTCGCGACCCGAATCGGGCGCGCAGCGGCCCAGGCCATCAGCTTGATCTCGATGGCCTGGCGGGCTCGTGCATGGCTCATACGCTGTTGTTCCTGATGGCTTCGTCGACGATGCGCTGAAAGTTGGCCAGGGTGACCCGGACCATACCGGCCGGTGCCTGCGTTGAGTGGCCGTATTCCAGCGGGATGGCGTACGCCAGGTTGTTCACGATGTAAGCGGTCTGGCCGATAGTCAGCGCCTGCACCTGGGTGATGAGCGCGGTAATGGCTTCGCTGCCCGACGGGTCGATGCGGTCGAGTTCTTCGGTAGCTGGTGAATCGATGGAGAACTGCCAGTTACCCCGGAACCGGCCGCCGACGTAACCCTGGCCAGCTACAAGGCCATTCGTGGCGAAGTTCTGCACACGCTCAGTCTTGGTCAGGGGCTTGGCGTACTTTACGCCCTTGCGCAACCTGCCGGCCTTGGTGAAGTTGTCCTGGTTTAGGTTGATCAGAGTGTTACGGACCGCGACCTTGAAGTCGTAGTCGTCGGCCGCTTGGTTGGCCTTGGCCCGGTGCGCAACGTTTGCCGCCCACAGTTCCGGATTGCCTACCGGCGACATTCGGATGACGCTACTGCCGATCTCGATCACTATCTCGCGGAAAGTGGCGTCCAGGGCTTGCTCCGCTTGCTCGGCGAACGCCCTGATGGCTTCGGCGAAGCCGCCCTGCTGGCTCCCGTATCGCTGGGCCATGCGTGAACCGCGCGCCATATCACTTCCTCAGCTGGACAGTCCAAGTCGCCCGGGCGGGGTCCTCGGACACATTGAGTACGCGGTAGCCGCTCACCTGGTCACCGATCTTGGGCGCCGCCGGGACATCGGTTACAGCGCCTTCCTGCCCCTCGAACAGCTCGTTCTGCAGCACCAGGAGCTTCACGTCCTCGGTCTGGATGCGCGTGCCGTCGATTTCCTTAGCCAAGTAGCTGCCGAACACCCCGCGGCCGGCGTAGTGGATGGTCGAGGCCGGGACGGTGCCGCCGATCTCGGGGTCATATCCGCCCTTGACCGTGCGGCTACCTGCAACAAGCTTCACCGTGTCGGCCAGGCCATCTGGATCATCAAACGCTTCCGCCAGCTCCGCCTGGAGTTCTTCGCGCATACCCATGGGTCAGATCCTCTTGAGCATCACGGTGCCGGAGCGCCGGGTCCATGGGCGATGAGGTCGAGGGCGAAGTTCTCGCCAGTCGAGCGATCCACGGAGCCAGCGACATAGGTCTTGCTCACGGATGTCCCGGACTGAGCCGACACGGTCTTGCTTTGCACCTCGCGCTGGGTGTCCTTGTAAAGCTGGCCGGCCGCAGCCAGCTTGGCGACCTGCGCGCCGGCACTCACGATGGCGTCCGGCACCGGGTCTGGCACCACCCGCTTGATCTTGGCCGTGAGCCAGGCATTTGACATGGCAACGGCAAGGACCGCATCACCGCCGCTGGCCCAGCCTTGCCCAAGCCTCTGGTCAACATCAGCAACGGTGATGAAGTCGGTCATGGCTTATTCCTTCGACGGGATGAGGGCCTGCAGTTCGGGCTTGTTGAGGGCTGGATCGAAGGTGATGCCCTGGGCCGCCAACCACTCTTTGAGCTCCGGCACCTTCATCTTGTGAGGGTCGGTCTCGGGAACGCCGTCACCCTCCTCCTCCAACGCCTTCGCTATCTCTGCCGCAGTGCTGATGGAGGCATAGCCTGCAGGGGGGTAGGCCGACGCCTTGTAACCCTCTGCCACCCACTGGGCGACGGTCGGGCCATCCAGGCAGAGACCTTCCTCGATCTCGCTCACGCTGATGCCCTGGCGCTGGTAGGCTTCGCTGATGTGAGGAGCATCGCCTTGCACGGCCACCGAGGTCGCGCCGTCGATCACGCCGAAGAACTGGTCCAGGCGGCGAAAGCAGGTGCCGCGCTCGCTGCCCGGGGAGTTGGTGTAGATGACTTTCATGCTGATCTCCTGCGCAGGGCGCCAGGCCGACGCCCCGCTTCATTGGGTCAAGGGGTGGCGGTACCGCTGATGACCGCGGCGAACGGAACCTGCTTGCGGTCGAAGACCCGCTTCCAGTTGGCTGCCGAGGCGTACTGGGCGGCGGTCGGGCTCAGGTTGCGGTTCTCGCTGCCCTGCCAGCTGAAGCCGGCCGGCTGCAGGATGTAGGTCTTGCGCTCCCACAGCACCTCGGCGCCACCACCGTTACCGCCATCCGGCTTGCGCTGCATCTCGACCGGCATATGCGGGCTGCCCTCGCCGTAGCCGAATGCGCCTTGGCCGAAGAACAGCGACAGGTACTGGCCCGGGGCGTAGATCAGGCCGTCATCCATGAACACAGGCTTGCCTAGGTAAGTCGCCAGGATGATCTTGCCCTGTGAGTCGCGCAGGTACTCGATCATGTCCTGCTTCACCATCTGGTTCATCACGACCGAGTGCACACCGATCGCGGCGAACATGTCGGCGGCGTCACCAGCGGTGAAGGCAGCGTCTTGGAAGGCGTTTGCGCTGATCGATGCGCCCGCGTCCTTCACCATGTCGCCGCCGTTGTTAGCGATGTTGGACGCAATCACGCCGCGGGCCGCACCCATCAGGTAGCGCTGCCATTGGCGGGTCCAGTAGGTGCCGAAACGATTGCGGATGTGCTGCATCGGCTCGGAGTTGGCCAACTCAGCAGTGAGATCGGAAACGCCGTAGCCCTTGTTGAGGTACAGGGTCCGGGCACGCATGCTGCCCTGCTCAGCTTTGCCAACCTCGCCCAGGTCGTCTGGATCGTCGTTGGAGATGTTCGGCGCCTCATCGGCGTCGAGATCCTGCCAGTAGCTGATCTCGGAAGTGCCTTGGCCGTTCTTCGCGATACCGTCCAGAGTCGCGGAACGGGTGATGATGCCCGACTCATAAACGGCGGTCTTTTCTGGGGAGTTCACCGGCTCCAGAGTGCCGTAGTAGTCGGCAACAAAGATGTCCGACAGTTGGGTAGATGCCATGGGTTAGGTTCCTCGGGTGGCTTGGAGTTTTTTGAAAGCGTCGGGGTTGTCACGAGCCATCGCAGCACGCTCGGTCTCGGTGTACTCGCCCCATTTCTTCGTGGCCTTGCCACCGTTGTCGCCGGTCTGCCCGGCACCCTGAGCCCTTGGCCACAGGTGGGAGGCGGTTTCGCGCAGCGATTCCGCCCATTCCAGGGGAGACAGCGGAGTCTTGCCGTCCTTCCCGTACACGACTTCACCGGCACGGTCAGTGGCAACGGGCTCGCCGTCTTCGCTCAGTTTGAAGGTGCCGCGGGCACGGAGGATGATGTCCTCGGCAGCCTCGGGTAGCGCACCGGCTTTGATCGCGGCAGCGCGGATGGAATCCGCCAGCACCTTGTCGCTGTACTTGGCAGCAAAGGCTTCAGCTTTGTCCGCGCGCTCGTTGGCAGCCTTGACCTGCTTGTCTAGGTCGGTGCGCAGGCGCTCAGTGCGGCGACTGATGACCTCGTCCAGTTTGCCCTCGGCGATCAGCTTGGTCTCTTCGTCCTGGCCGGCCTTGGCCAGCAGCCCCTTGACCGCTTCGATGTCCAGGCCCTCGAACTGACCTTTCAACTTGTCCAGTTCGGTCTTGATGGCCTTGTTGGAGCCGATCAGCTCAGTGTTTTTGGACTTGAGGCCCGAGACCTCACCGTCCAGGAATTTCTGAACCTCACCGCCCAGCGCTGCCTTCAGCGCGGCGGTTTGGGTTTCGTCGAGGGTGAGACCGTGGGCGGCCGGGTCGAAGTCAAAAGGCATGTGGCTATCCCCTGGGGATTGATTGGCCCACCTGGCGGGCATGAAAAAGCCCCGCGAGTGCGAGGCCAAGTTTTAGATCTGTGATGTGAGTTCAGATATCGGGCAAATAGTGACGGCAGAATGCCTCCCATCACACCATTTAGGATCAACACATGAAGATCGAAGCGCTGAAGAATCTAGCTCGCACGAGTTATGCCAAAGCTCTAGCCGCTCTCGGAGTAGTAGCTACCATCGCCACGATTTACAGCGCGGTGCATGAGTCTGGCCCCGAGCACAACCCAGCATTCTTCGGACGCTGGGACAGCACGTACGAATATCCCGTACCTGGCGGCAAGTTCACATTCAGCGGCATCACGGAATTCTTCCGAAACGGCCATTACAACGTAAATGGCACGTTCAAGTTTTCAGGTGAAACCGGCGGGAAAGAGTTCGCCGCAGTGATGCCCGCTCGGGGCGTTGGCACATGGACTGCTGACGATGATTTCCTCACCTTCACTTTGAGCGGAATGAAAACGGAGCCAGGTCGATACAAGTTCGGTGATATGGAGTTACCAATTCCTACGCTAGAGCAGATCACCGGCCGTTACCTTCCCGACCTGAATCAACAGTACCTGTCGGGAACCACAGGAGAGGTGAAGATCATCTCTCAAGAAGAAGGGAAGATGGTTCTCCAAGGAAAGGATCCGGCGGGAAATCCGTTTACCTATATCAGTTCACGTCGTGACGGCCTGTTGACGAACTAGTCGATGCCCGCCCTCGCAAAGGCCAAAGGCTCGAACTCCTTGAGCTGGTCGAGCGTCAGCGGCTTGAAGTTCTTGTCCAACTGGAGCGCGGCGAAGCGTTCAGCTGTCAGGCCGCCATCGCGGAATAGCTTGCCGCGCACCGGCCCCAGCGCGGCGTCTTGGAACGCCGCTGGTTGCGTTTTTAGCCACTGGTAGTAGCTGAGGTTTGCCGAGACCTGTCCGCCGCCATCCGCGCCCACTGCTGCCCTAGTGGCGCCTTGCCCGAACAGTGCCGACAACCTAGTGATCGGCGTGATGGTGGTTCGGCAGTGTATGTGGAATGGCGGCACAGGCCCCTTACCCATCTCGAACTCGCGGCCATCCAGGCTCCGGCACTGCACGCTGGTCTTGCGGTCCAGGGTGGCGACGATGCGGTAGCCCGGCACCACCTCGACATTCGCCTTGAGCGTTTCCATGCGCGCCGTAGTGGCCACATGCTGGACTGCGGTCTGGACGACTGCACGGGCGGTCCGGTTGGTCACCGCCAGCACGCCGTCTGTGAAATTCTGCGCGGCAGTGCCGCGTATGGCCTGGGTGATCTCGGCGTTGGTCTGGCCCTGCACGACACCCATCCGGATGGCGTTGGTCACCCGGTCCGACTCGGTGCGGGTCCAGCCGCTCAGGAAGGGCTTCAGCAGCTTGCCGCCATCGACGCCAGCCACCTGCAGGGGCTGCGTGTTGATTGCGGCCCTGAGCAGTGCATCTGCAGGCATGACCGCATCGATCAACAGCGCCTTGGCCAGGCTGCGGCCTTCGAATGCCGCCTCGTACTGGGCAATGTCCACCAGATCGGACTGCATCCGGTCGCTGAAAGCCTTGTAGATCTCCAACAACTTGCCGCCCACCCTGCCTAGGAACTCCTCCAGCCGACTCCGGCCATAGGTGGTCAGGTCTTTTCGGGTTAGCTGGTCGCGGACATGGCTGTCAGCTCTACGAAGGTAGGTTTCGAACTTCTTGACCTCGCCAGCTTTGAGCCGCTCAAGCAGTACCGAGTGGCGGCTTACCTGCTCCAGCAGCTTCTCGTCCGCTGCCTGCTCCGGTTTCTTCGCCATCGTCTTTGTCCAAGTTGACGCCGCCCGCGCCGTGGTCGTCGCCGATTAGTTCGGCCTCTTCGGCGTAGGGGTGCTCAGGCAGCTTTCCAGTGGTGAGGTACTGCCAGTAGGTTTCGGCGCTGATGGTGCCGGCCATGACACTCTTCTGCAGCTCAGCCAGCACTTGGGCGTCGATCTCTGGGATCACGAACTCAGGCTTGACGGTGAAGACCACGTCATCAGGGTTGTACCCAGTCCACTCCGCTGCATACCGGAGGGCTTGCTCAATGGCATCCGCCGCAGTGATGACGATGCTGTGCAACGTGGCGTGTTGGTCGTTCTGGCGAGTCTTGCGGGCCTCGCCCGACTCAGTGCCCGACACGTCCATGACCTTCGCACCGGCTTCGAGCGCGGCGTTTTTCTGGTCCTCCATCGCCGTGCGCACGGCCTGGATGCCGGCGCCCTGGAACTCCAGATAGCCGCACGAGCCGCTTGGCCCCAGATCCCAAGCCGCCGACGGACCGGTCACGCTGAGCTCAACGCTCTCGTCCAGGCCGGACACCCATGGCTGCGGGTGGCTGGTCTGGTGCAGCGCGGTGAAGTAGTCGGCGCTCAGCTGATAGGACTTCAGCGCGGCCCGGGCCATGGTCAGGAGCGGGATCTCGTCCACGTCGGGCGAGTTGTCGGTGGAGCCGCAGTAGATGACCGGGATGTAGTCCAGACCGCGCACCAGGTTGTTGCTGCCGTCGACCGTGCCCAGCGGCCGGTCGTCCTCGATCAGCTCGCCGGCCTCGTTGCGCACGCCGGTGCGGCAGATCGCGCCGTCCATGTAGAACTCGCGGTACACCGTCTCGCACTCGTGGCTGTAGCGGTCCTGCTCCTTGCGCCTGAATTCGCGGAACACGGACAACACTAGGTCCTGGCGTCCGCCTTGGTCGGCAGTGTCCCAGTTGATGGCGTTGCGCACCGCGTAGGTGGCGAAGTACGGTTGGCCCTTGTCATCGATGTTGACCACTAACGGTACCCGGCCATGGGAAATGGCCTGGCGCACGATCCGCAGGAACAGCTGGGTTAGGCCGAAGCCGTCAGCCGTGGCATTGTCCTCCAGCCCCTTCAGCCCAGCTGGCAGCTTTACCTCGGGGATCAGCCTGGAGACCAGGCCCATCATGGAGCGCAGCGAATCCCGCACCCAGTGCTCGTACTGAGCCCGGGCGGTGTAGTTCTGATACAGGTAGGCATTGCCGGCGCCATCAAGCTTTTCGGCCTCTGTCATGCCGCTAGGCTTGGGCAGGTTCCGCGGGCTGCGTTTGATGGCGCCCTCGCCCTCCAAAGCGTCGTCCATCATCCGCCACTCTTCGATGTGAGCGTCGTAGTCTGGGTTGGTGGATTGAACAGGCATTACGCCAAACCTCCGATGCGGCGAGTGCCGGCGGACTGAGTCTTGATCGGGAACCGCTTGGCGATGAAGTAGCCGGCGGCGTCGTTCATGTGGTCGTGCCCCTTCTTGGGGTCCTTGTCTGGCTCGCCCTTGTCGGTGTACGTCTGCCGTTCCAGACACTGGGTGAGTTGCGGACATTGGTCGATGTTGACCTTCATGCGCCGCTCGCCGTACGTGTTGAGGAACATGGCGTTGACCGCGTTGATACGGTCCTTCACGCCGGGGTTCTGAGAATCGACCACGACGGTGAAGCCGGCCTTCTTGAGCAGCGACAGGTCCGACTCGCTAGCGTTCTTGCTGCTGGTGTTCTGTCCGCTGGCGTCTGGATACACGGAAACGCTGTGACCAGAGAAACGCGCCTTGATCTTCTCGATCATCTCCGGCGTGTCACGCACCGAGTGGAACTCGTCCAGGGCCAAGGGCAGGCCATCTCTGACGACGTAGACCACCGCCGCCATCTTCATGACGTTGAAATCCATGCCGATGTGCAGAGCTTCGCCTGGCTTGATGCGCTCGCTGGTGCGGCACGCGGCGCGGTCGAAGGTGTAGTACACCACGCCGGCGTAGTTCTCGAACCCGGCCTCGTATTCCTGGCGGAACGTGCGGGGGTCCATCTTGCGCCGGGCCGCGTCCAGCTCATCGGCCGGGACGTTGCCGCCCTGCAGTGAGGTGTATTGCCAGCTCTTGTGGTCGGGCTCCCCGCCCGGCTGGCCGTCGCGGTAGGTGTCGTAGCAGTGGTTGAAGCCCTTCGGCGTGCCGATGCGCAGTGCATGCCCGCCTTTACGCGACTCTCCAGTCTGGGGAATCGTGTATTGGCAGGTGGAGAGCATCGGCCTGAGTACTTCTTCCCAGGCTGCCCACGGGCAGTCTGCCCATTCATCCACTAGGACGAAGAACAGACCAGAGCCCCGCAGATTGTCGTAATTGTCCAGGCCGACCACGCGCATGATATGGCCGGACTTGAGGGTTATCGAGCACTCGGTTTCGTTGGGTCGGGCTGCACGCCATGCCTCGGGAATTGCCTGCTTCAGCCGGCGCCAGAAGACCCGCTTGGCCTGCTTGAACGTCGGCGCGCCATACCAGATCTCATCCTCGACACTCACGCCCCACTCCGCAGCCAGCCTGGCCGCGCGGCGCATCTCTGCCTTGCCGAGAAAGGTCTTGCCGAACCGACGCCCGCACACCGCATCACGGAAGCGCGCCTGCGGCTGGAAGCCCCACACGTAGATGTTCGCCTGCTTCGGCGTCAGCTTCACCGGCGGGTCATAGGTACGGGGTAGTCGGGACACCTTCGTCTGGCTCCAGCTTGTACTCAGCAACGGCGTGCTGCTGGTCCGCCTGGGAGGCCAGGGGCTTGTCGGGTTCGATCTTGCGGTTGACGTACATGTCGCCGCACTCCTTGGCCGCCTGCTCGTAAAGCTGGGCAGTCAAAGCGAGGTTGCGCATGTTCTCGGCCTTCTCAGCCATCCTGCTCAGACCGCGCAACCTGTATGCCCGGTTGGCGATCGGGATGTTGCTGGTTTCCTCTCTGAACCGTGTCCTGCACTCGTGAAAGTAATCTTTCCACTTCTGCGCTAGGTCGCGCCCAGAATACTTCGTCGGGTCGTACCGCTCACACAGCTGGCGAGATACCTCCACCCCATATTGATCCTTGACGGCCTGCGACACCTGACTCGGTGTATCGAAGCAGGCCAGAGCCTGAACGATGAAGGCCTTCACCTCATTTTTCAGGGCTGCCATAGATTTGGGTTCCGTCAAGGGCTGTCAAGGATCAAGCCGACTTGAGCAGACAGGTTCCGCAGGCCCTCGAAATGTTGATCTTGGCCACCTCAGGCGGCCGGCTTGCAGCTTCGATCAGCTGCTGAACATCTTCCCCTGCTCCATAGCGGCGAACCACACCGACGAACTCTTCTACGTCGTGTCCGCGCATCTGTAGCTTGGGGAGTCCTTCTTGGGTGAACTTGGGTGCGCCGTGCTCATCGGTCGCCTGGGCGATGTGGTACAGCTCGTGTTCGACCAAGGCGCAGAACTCAGCGTCGATGCATTGGACGCAGTAGTCAGCGGCCAGGGTTATCAGGTAATCCGGGACTTCGCCGAACCAATCCCTCATCTGCTGCTCTTGCCGGGCCTTCTGCCATCCGCCAGCTCGGAACATCAACTGCTCCGCCTGGCCGAAAACCACCCGACCCTGCTTACCGAATCCACTCGATGCCCACAGCACGCCGATGTTGGCGTCCACCAGGTGGGCGTGCTCGGGGTTATGGATGCTTCCGGTGCCGGCGAGGATTTCCCTCTGTATCCACTCCCAGACTTCAGGCGCTGGGCGCAGAGTAAGCCAGACCGACTCAAGCAGGTCTTTCGGTGGATTTGGCCGCCCCATACATCACCGTCGAGATAAGCAAAAAATTCGAAATTTACGAAAATCCGTCAGAAACCGAGGCTTGTTCAAAAAAAAATCAGGAACACTTGGAGCTCAAACCAAAACGGAGATCCACAATGAGCACTCTGGCAATTACCACACTCGGACTAATCGCGACTTACTTTGCAACTAAACGAATCCGGTCCACCACCACCCTGGCGATACTCGGGCTGGGGGCCATGGCCCTGCTCGAAATCTGGAATCTCTAGATACAAGTGCCGGCAGGGTATGCTTGACTGCACCCTGCCCGGTAGGATCGATCGCCTCCCAGTCGGGTTGCTTAGTAGAAATGGTCGGATCCTGAAACTTGAAATGATGGCGGGTTGCCGGTATTGATGCGAGCTCAACCAACGGAAGGAGTCAACATGTCTCAAACCCTGCACACCGCAACGACCACCGGCGCCTCACGTGGGGCTACCGCAGAAATGGCGCGAGCTCACGCTGTAGCTAGCGCGCTGGAATTGATCGCAGCGAGGGTATCTAGCTCCGCATCAGTTCACCTTGAGCAAGAGCTGGATAACCTCTCGAAGTACGCCGACCAAATTCAGGCAGCTCTGAAGGTCAAGTAACAGAGCCGTGCCGCACTCACCTGCGGCACACCTACCCTTCCCCGCCATCCAGCAGCACATCAATCAGCTTCTGCTCCGCCAGCCTGAACATGGCCAGCGACTGTAGGTCATCGGAAATCGGACCGAAAGCGAACAGCTCCACCTGCCCAGCAGGGTCGCGCATGGCCATCACACCGATGCTGCAAACCGGAAGCTCGCCGCTATCCAGCTGATCCGCGATCTTGCGCAGAGTCTTGGATGCATCGCGCCAATTTTCGCGCTGGAACTCGACCACCTTCATTCGACCACCATCTTGTGCGTCTCGGCGTGGGCATGGCCATGTAGCAGTCCAACCAGCAAACCCTGTGGCAGCCCCGCTTCTTTGGCGGCATCAATCGCTTTCACCAAGGTGGCATCGAACTCTGCCACCGCAAGCACGATTTCCGTGCTCACTGGCAGTTCATGGCGAATACGAATGATGTTGCTCATGACTTCTCCAAGAAGAACGCCACTAACAACCGAAGATTGAAGGGCGGAAGATCAAGGGTTCTATAACCATTCATCCAGTGCGCGCAGGCGATGAAGCGCGTGCTTGTATTTGCATAAGAGGGCATACGAAGCGCGCGCGGTGCCAGCTGCACTCTCGGCGCCTATTCCGCTGCAATCAGCTTTGACATATTGCTCCCACAACGCCTGAGAATCTTGGAGCAAGGAAGGAACCGTCTCATAGGTCGCAAATGCGTCAGGATGCTTAGCCATATCCTGAGCTGTCACCATCTTTTCCTGATACTTCTGTTCGACCGCTTCGTTACTCGAGCGCACCATCGCAGACAGACACATATCGCTATCTTTCGTAGTGTGCACGTCTGGCCTCCTGAGGCACTGCTGCCATACGGCCTCCACACCTGCCGCGAACTGGCGCACTGCGCCATCCAGTGATTCCTCCCGGCCAACATCAGCATGGGCCGTACCGACCACTAGCACTGATCCCATGCAGATCGCCTTAAACATACTTTTCACGTGCCTCACTCCTTGTGGTGGCTATTCAGGAACTGAATGGTGCAGCAAAAAGAGTATGCGCGCCACGAAACGGCGCACCTCGATTTTGTGGCGCGCTACCCCGGCTGGAACACATGCCCGCGCCGGGCGACGGCATACAGGACGATCCCCAGCTTGAGGATCACGCCGTACAGGGTGGGCACGTGGCCGTTCATGGCCAGGACGAACGAGCCGAACGCTCCAATGGCCACTAGGTAGAACGCGACGGCGAGCAGCGGGTGATCCATGGGGCGGATGCGGCGCAGGTAGTCGCAAGCAGCGATCACCACCAGCACGCTCAGGAAGGCATTGGCGCCTATCAGGACTGAAATCAGGGTCGAGCTCATCAGGTAGCTCCTTTGGCTCCGAACGACCCCACGAACGACTTCAGCACCGGGATGATGTTCATTGCCAGAAGGCCTATCAGGAAGGCCACGCCGTATTGGGTTTCTCCGCTCGTGCCGAGGTTGAAGTAGCTTATGGCGAGCGGGGTGCAGAAGATTGCAGATGCGAAGCCGGTGAAGAAGGCTGCTACAGCCTGGCCCCTGGTGAGGCCGCGCAGGAACGTCAGCGAAAGGATCGCGCCTGCAAATCCACCAATGATCACGCCGTACTTCACCAGCAGGACGCCGGCGGTCGTGCTTGCTGGTTCAGCCATATCAAATCCCCAGTGCAACAAATAAAATTAACATTTGTGTTTACACTGAACATAAATGTTTATACAATGAACCCATCAACACACAACGGAGGGTTGATGAAGTACAGCGAGTTCAGGAGATGGTTGGAGGCCCAAGGGGTCGAGTTCTCGAAGTCAGCCAACGGCAGCCACTTCAAGATTCGCTACAAGGACCGCCAGACGATCTTCCCGAGCCACGGATCCAAGGAAATTGGTGAAGGACTCAGGAAGGAAATAATCAAGCAACTGGGCCTCAAATGAGGCCCCACCACCCTGAACAGACGTCCAGTCAGCCCCATGAGAGGAAACATGTACGACTACAAAATCGTGGCTCACGAAGAAAACGATCACTTCTGGTCGTCCTGCCCAGACATCCCTGAGGCTCACAGCGTGGGCGATAGCCTGGAAGAGCTTCTGGCAAATGCAGTGGACGGGCTCACCCTGGCGCTGTCGATCTACGTGGACCAGAAGCGGGGAATTCCACCTGCCACCGAAGCCGGCGATCACATCGTTCGGCTTTCTGGCGTAACGGTCGCAAAAATCGCACTCTGGAATGAGCTGGTCCGCTCCGGCAAGACCCGGGCTGACCTAGCCTCGATGCTCGGAATCTCCCCCACCGCAGCCGGGCGCTTGGTCGACTTCGAGCACACCTCGAAGCTCGAGAGCCTGGAAGAAGCTCTGGCCAAGTTCGGAGTTCGACTCCAAGTGATACCTACTGCGCTGCAGGCTGCTTGATCGCGCACCCAAGGGGTCGGCAATCTCACCGGCCCTCTTAAGGCCCTCTGCGGGCGATAAAAAACCACCGATCTTGGCGGGTATTGAAAAATAGCCTGCTAGATCGATCCAGCGAAAGAGTTCCACTCTTCGACAGCACTATCAGCTGCCGACTTGTGCTTTCGGATGGCATCTTCCTGCTCTTCTACGAAGTCAGAGATGCACGACTTGTATTCTTCCACTTCAGTGAGGAACTGGTCGCGCTCGTAGGTATTCTGGAATTCGTAGGGAATGTCAGGCTGGTTGCAATCATGTGAGGGCTCCACAATGTCAGCTAGCACTGACGTCGAGAGGAGAGCTCCAAGGAGAATCAGTATTCGCATCGTCCATTGCCTCACATGAAAAAGCCCGACGTTTTATGCCGGGCTTTTTGGTCAATCCTAAACGCGTAGGAATGACAGGATGGAGCAAATTTACGACATGGCGACATGATATTGCAAGGCCTAATTTAGCCTGATTCGGCTTTTCCTATGCTGCCTCGTCGAATAGCACGCCAATCGCTTCAAGCATGTGCTGCGCCTCGGTCAGCGCCTCGTTCACCAGAGCCTCCAAAGCGCCCTTGATGGCCCGATTCCAGCGCTGGTAGGTGCGCTCGGTCAGGCCTTGGGAATCCCAGTTGGTCATGTCGTAGTTCGACTCAGCCAGGACGATCATCTCTCCCGGCTTCACCTCTGCCACGGCACGGGCGTGCTTGTTGGCGCGCTCGGCAGCGGCAGCAGCAGCCTTGTTGCGCCAATCCCACTGCCCTTCCCGTTCGTTTTCGCGAGGGTCAGGCGCCTTGAAATGGGGCACCTTGCGCTGGATGCCCTTCGTTTGCTGTGGCACAGCCCAGACCAGCACGGCCTGCTGAGTGAAGCGCTTCGGCGCCGGGGTTGGCACGATGGCAACGAGCCGGCCAATTGAATCGATCTTGCGCCCCTTATGCGTGCTGTACTTCGCCACCAGCGCATTCCAGTGTCGCGGGCTGAGCTGGGCGTGCAGCAGCTTGTGCACGATCGAGTCAGCCAGCAGCGCGGCATCCTTCCCCGATATTTCCCCCTTGAGCTTGCTGGACTGCACGCGCGGTTCGACATTGCACCCGCCGGCGCTGTTGATTGTCTCGGCCGCCAGGGCTCGAACGACTGCGGAAATCACGTTCTGATAGCTCATTGCTTACCCCCGGCCTGCTTGGCCTTTCTCAAGATGAATTCTTCGTAGCTGCGCTTGCGGCGCACGGCGCCTGCCCAGGACAGCGACACACCACCCACCACCATGAGGGTGGCCAAAATCAGGAATCCCCATGCTGGTGTCATGCTGCAGTCCTCCTCAGATCTTTGAGCTTCTGCCTGTACAGGGCCTTAATTGCCTGCAGGTCTTCGATGGTCAGGCGCTGGGGCTTATGAGGCCCTTCGAGCCATTCAACCTGGTCGGCGCCGATGCGCTTCACCAACCGGATGCGGTACTCGATCGCGCTACCCGACAGGTTCCGGTTGCACTTCACGCACTGGCGGTGGACGTTGAGCGGTTCAAACCGCAACTCAGGGCATGCTCCCACCGACCGGTAATGCCCGGCGTCCCAGCGGCTGCCGGTGATGAGGTCGTGGTCGCTCGGGTTCGAATCGCAGCTGATGCACGGCAGACCGGCGTCGCGCTCGCGGATGTAGGCATTGAACGCGGTCTGCGCCTCGGTCATGTGCTCGCGGCGGGTCTTCAGCTTCTCCCGGCGCTCCTTGAGGTCTTCCCGGGCCTGCTTGGTGATTGCCTTGGCCGCAACCTTCTGCAGCTTCGGATCTTTGGCCATGGCCTTGGCACAGGCGATGCTGCACACCTTCTGCGTGGTCATTGTCGGCTTGTAGAGCTTGCCGCAACCTGGTGCTTTGCACTTCTTCGGCTTGATCTCGGCTACACGCATGGCTCGGCCTCCTTGGATTTCTGCTGCTCGGGGGCGAAGTCGCCGCGCAGGGGCATGATCCACTTCTCCCAAACAATGCAGTTCGACTCGCCCTGCATCTCGGCAACCACCCAAACGGGCTCACCGCCGGCCTGCTCATGAACACCAGGGTCCATCGGGTCGCGCCGATCTACGGCGCCAACCAAGTGCCGAGATACCAGCTCAACACACATGCCAATGGCTGGCGGGTATGTGTGATTGATCACGAGCACTAGGTCCCCCGGCTTGAATCGATGGCTCATGCCGCCTCCTCGCTCAGTAGATCGCCAAAGAACACCCCCTGCGGCGCGAACTCGGCCACGATGCGGTCGGTGTATTCGCAGCCTTGGGCCCGGTCGAACAGCCGGGTCACAGGGAAGCCGTCCGGCCCGAACATCGCGCACGGCCCCATCAGGCGCAGCTTCACGTCGTAGTCCAGGTGGATGAACGACTCAGCCCAGCCGGTGCGGAACTCGGCGCAGCCGGCGCGCATGATCGGCACGCCCAGGTGCAGCTTGCAGTAGCGGCGCACGTCCTCGATGTCACCCATCTCGGTGCTCTTGGCGACCCGGTCGTACATCGCGAACCACAATGCATTCTGGTCAAGGGTGCGGTCCTTTCCCGGGCGCATGCTGACCACGACGAACTTCTTGTCGCGGAACATGCGGGTGAGCATGATCACGGCCTCGGAGAGCTTGGCCTGGCTGTTGACGCTGATCTTTTCAGCCATGAGCACTGCCCTCCAGACGGTCCATCGACTTGATGAGCGCGCGATCATGCTCAACCAGGCCCCGGGCCTTCGAATAGAGCGCGTGAGCGCGCAGCCCTGTGTATGGGCTGCTGGAGTAAAAGTCCCAGCTCAGGTACCAGCCGCCTAGGACAGACAGAGAGTTGTTCACCTGCATGCGGAACAGGAGATCTCTTTGGAGTTGGCTCATACGCCCTCCCCGGTCAGCTGCCCGGCGCGCTTGATGTTCAACCTGGCCAGCAGGTGTGCACGGCATGCGGCCGCGCTCGACGGGATCTGCTGCAGGTCCAGCAGACGGACTTGGCGCTGGCTGGCGTATTCATCGGCCAGCTCGGCCAGGCCCTTCTGGCTGTCGTGGCCAATGCCGGTGACGATATCGCCAAGTGGCTCGCCGGCCACCAGCATGCGGATGGTGATGTCGTAGGCCCGGGCGAATACTTTCTCGGCGCGCTCCACCTCCATCGATCCCAGGTTCTGCGCCTCGCATTGCAGGGCCGCGTGGCGCACGGCCTGATGCGACCAGACACGCGAGCCCGCACGACTGGGGTGGAAGTTCTCCAGCGCCTCTGCCAAGGCCCGTGCAAGCGGGGGAATGCCCATCTCTTCCGGGGTTGGCTGGCACAGCTTGATGAACTTGCCGCTGCTCGGGGCGAAGTCGGTACCCAGCACCCGGCACTTCTGGATGCCGAAGCGGATCTGCTCGAGCGTGTTTATGCCCGCGGCGACGAAGGACTTGATCCAGCTGCGCTTGGCAGCCTTCAGCGCCTCGTCATCTGGCCAGGCCTGCTTCCACGCCGGGAAGATGGCCTGAAGCTCCTTGAACAGGGCGTTGACCACTTCGGTGGTGCCTGGGTCAAGCTGCTTGGCCGGAGCCTGCACCTCGGCAGGCAGGTTGCGGGCCATGGCCATGATGTGGGTGACGCTCTTGGGAGCGTTCGGCTTGCTCATAACGCCCCCAGGTCATCAGCCCATGTGGTGTCGTTGAAATCCGGGCCGTTGGCCTGACGACGCGGTGGGAACTGATGGACGTTGCCAGCAGGAGGCAACTCGTCATCCCAGCGCTTGCCGTTCAGCCAGGTAGCCGGGTGCGGGATGAACTGGCCACCGTCCTTGGTCCAGTCGGCGGACACGCTCCAGGCTGCCAGCGACGTAGCCATACGGTCGAAAAGGTTGGCGTCAACCTTGAGCTTCGCCCAAGCCTTCTCAGCGTTGGCTTTGCCCACTTTGCGCGGGAACAGCTTCCAGAAACGATCAAACAGGTCAGCGTCATCGCTAGATGACGAAGTCTTTTGATCTTGTTCTTTATCTTCTCTTCTCTTCTCTTCTCTGGTCCGCGTTTTGTCCGCATCACTAGCGGACAGTTTTCGGACAGAGTCGGACTTTCGAGATGCGCGCTTGCGCTCACTGTCGTTGGCGCGGCGCTTTGCGCTGGCCCCGTTGTGCTCGTCAAAGCGAGGCATGACAAGGCTTCCATCCTCATCGATAGCGGCCCATTCAACGTCGATCATGGCCTGCGTGAAACCTGGCCAGCCGATCACCGCATCCATGGCATCAGGGGTGTAGCCATGCAGGACGCCGTCAGCAGAATGGGTGTCGAAGATGCTCCAAGCGACATGCAGTCCGCCAATTACCCGCAGCCTGTCCGCACGCAATGCGGACACCATGCGGAAAACTTTCGGATGGGTCTGAAGATCTACGCGCATTTTTATCCAGTCTCCGGCCATTACTTACGCCCTACGCCGACGAGGCCGGCGAGCTCAAGGAAGCGATCCACGTACCAATGCGGCTGCGTTTCGCGAGGGGATTGAGGGCTGGTCAGGTTCTTGCCGTAGCGCAGCCCCTTCTCGGTGATCGACCAAAAGTCGACCATCTCCTGTTTGGAGTTCTTGCGCTGAAGCACCTTCAGGTAGCCGGCCTGCTGAAGCGCCTTATTGAATACTGCCGGCGACATGCGAATGCCGTTGTCGTTCAGCAGCGCTGTAGCAGACTTCGTGGGCATGGACGATCCGCCCGTAGCATCCGGGGCATCATCGACCGCGTAGCCCGGCAGGAAATTGGCATCGAGCCCATTGCTCTGGGCGATCTTGGCCAGCATCAGCATCTTGCTGGACGGCGCCGGCTTGAGCAGTCGATCGAAGCACTCGAGGATGGCCAGCTCACCGACGATCTTTGAGTTGTTCGGTACGAACTGCGCTCTTGCGCTTTCCTCCAGAGCCGTCATCCGATCGAACACCTTGGCCTGCAGCTCGTAGCTGTAGGACATCGCCATCAAGCACGCCTCCCGCTTCGGGAAGCGGTAGCACTTCTGGCGACGATTCATTGAGTCGAGGTAGATGTCGGAAAATCTTCCGGCATCTTTTTTCAGCACCTTAGGCACCTTCTTCATCAGGTCGGCATGGTCAAGAACAGCCTCCCCTTCCTCGCGCTGCGAATTGATGAAGTCGACAAGCTCCAGGCTGGACATGGAAATCGATCGCGCCACGAAATCGTGGTTTGCATTTTGTGGCGCGGGCCGGTTGAGGGCCTGTACACTTTGGGTCTGCATATGCATAATTCCCTTCAGAGTTTTGTGTTGCAGAAAGCCGGGCCGCTATCCCGGCTTTTTTGTGCCCGTAATTCGGGCTTATCAGGGCCTGTTCAGGCCTTTCGATGAAACGGGGTCACGACTCCTCGCGGGTTGCGAGGTTTGGTTCGGTTGGCCAGTTCTCGACGGATCAGCTCAGCTGCCAGCGCCTCAGGGCTTACGCCCCTTCTCATCGCCTCTTTCTCCAGCTGCTCCATCTGCCCCTGGTCCAATCCGATTTCTTCAATCGGCATGGGGCCTCCTAAGGGCCTTCAGGCCACGTGCTGATCGCCGGTATTCTCCAAAGCCAAGGCGGCCAGCTGAGCCTCAAGCAGCTCACGGCAAAGCACAGCGCGCTGAGTGCGATGAAACTTTGCCAGCGCTTGGATCAGTTCAAAGGTGTCCTCATCGACCCGGACCTTGATCTCGCGGTCATGCAGGTGATTGCGGTTGGCGTACATGCGGGAGTAGCTCCTTGCAGTTGGAATTGGTTAGGCGGCGACTTGTGCCGGTGGGAACGCATCATCAAGGGCGCAATTGGCACCCAGGACGTTCAGCGCTTCGACGATCTGGCGCGCCTCTTGAAGGCCCGGATTCCTGAGGCCTGATTCGTAATTCGCCAGGCGGGACTGATTCCAGCCGAGCTGACGGCGCAGCGCTGCCTGGGTAACGCCAGCCCTTTCGCGGATCGTTCGGACTTGGTTCATACGGTCTTCCTCCATTGATGACCGAAGGATAAACACGCATCGTGTTAATTGCAATCACAATAAGTGAAAGCCGGGTATTTCGTTTCGTGATGAAATTCCGCGCATGAACGAATCATTGAGCCAGCGCATCAAGCGCTTGAGAAAAGCGACGGGAATGTCCCAGGCCCAACTGGCAGAGGCCTGTGGCTGGAAATCGCAGTCTCGGGTCGGGAATTACGAGGCAGGCACGAGGGAGCCGACCTTGGCGGACATCGCCGCCATGGCATCGGCCTTGGGCGTCGACCAGTCCGAGCTACTGCTTAGTCAGCCTGTCGTCGAGGCTCCTACCACAACAGTTCGAAGCACGACCGACTTGGTTAAGCTGATGCTTGCCAAAAGTGGTAAGGGCATTCCGGAAGAAGCCCGGCAGCGCTTGATAGCCGCGGCTGAGGATTATTCCTTGTCTGGGGTCATGTCTGATGACATGAAGCGCCCTGGCCTAGTCGGAGACGAGGTCCGGATCGCTCACTACGATATCCGCGCTGCAATGGGTGGCGGCCAGCTCCCGCACGACTATCCAGAAATGCTCAAAGACATTCGCGTCAGCCCCAGTCACCTGCGGGAAATCGGCGTCGAGTTCGAGGAGCACTACCACCTGAAGGTGGTGACCGGCTGGGGCCAGTCGATGGAGCCAACCATCAAGCACCGCGACCCGCTGATTGTGAATATCAACGTCCGCGACTTCGTGGGCGATGGGGTGTACCTATTCGTTTGGGATGACCTGCTCTACATCAAGCGCCTGCAGGTGGCTGATGAGGAGCACTACGAGATGATTTCGGACAACCCTCGGCACAAGGATCGTCTGATCCGCAGGGACATGACCTACATCCAGGCCCGGGTTCTGTTGGTCTGGAATGCACACCTGGTATAAGGGATAACCGAATGCATCTATCCAAACACCTACAGAATTTTATACCGCAAGCAAAACGTAACCATAATAAGCCACACAGAACTAGCACATAGGGGATTGTGCCATGAGCACAACAGGGAAAACCGCTCACAATTTTGACAATGATGCGAATTGGTTTATCCGTGAAATCAGCAGCAGAAAGCGCGTACTTCCGACCTTCGCACATGCCTGCAAAACAATCACGGACAAAGCCGAGAAGGATCTTCAAAAGCTCATAGATGCACATGGCAGCGAAAAAACATACGACGACAAGGGAAGATTGGAAAGCTTTGCAATTGATGAATCGTATGTCAAACGACACACAATACTGCGCCGAGCTTTTGATGACTTCTCTATATTCACCGTCAGCCTGCCCAAAATGGCAATTGTTTCAGTCGTCAGCCTCTTTGACGCGTATTTAGCGAAAATCCTGCGAAACGCCTACAAAGTCAAACCAGAGCTATTAAACTCCTGCACACGCCAAATTAGCTTTACAGAACTAATTAGCTTTGGATCTATTGATAATGCACGCGAACATATCATTGAAAAGGAAATTGAAACGCTACTGCGCGACAGCCACGTAGCCCAATTTGAATGGCTAGCCAAACGTCTAGATGTGAAGCTAACTGAGTTGCCCTCGTGGAAGATTTTTGTGGAGCTCACCGAGCGTAGGAACCTGTTAGTTCACGCAGACGGAAGGGTTAGCGCTCACTATATTGACGTATGCCAAAAGCATGGCATTAAGCTAGAAGATGATATTAAGCCTGGCACACGACTCTTAATTAGCGCCGACTACTACCGAGCGGCTTGTGATTGTGTGGCGGAGATAGGAATAAAGCTCGGCCAAGTTGTTTGGCGAAAGCTTATACCTGCCGAGCTTGAGCAAGCAGAACTATCATTTATCGACATATCGTACGATATCCTTGCCCAGCACGACTACATACTTGCTGAACAAGTTCTTAACCTTTCGCGCGAGAAGGCATTTAAAAAAATGAATGCTGAAAGCGGTTACTATATGTCGATTAATTTAGCTATCTCACTCAAAGGACAAGAAAAAACGAAAGAGCTAAAACAGCTACTTTCCAGCTTGGATTTTTCTGCTTTAGCGTCAAAATTCAAATTAGCGAGCCATGTATTAAATGAGGAGCACGAAAAGGCTGGTGCCCTCATGATCAAAATGGGTGTAAACGACGACATCACCGAGCATGATTACAGAAACTGGCCACTTTTCCGGTGGTTCCGAAAAACAGAGGAATTCAAAGATGCGTTCCGCGAAGTTTTTGGCAAAGAATTTGTGATCATCAAAGAAACGTTCGATCCCTATGAAGAGGCGGCTGATAGTGATGTGGATGACGAAGACTCTGAAGAAAACTCAGAGCATCCCTCAGTTACACCTACTCCATCCGTAGATAGGCAGAGTGAAGATGAGGATGAAATCAGTGGCGAAGAAGCTACCACCACTGACGACAGCGATACAGCTGAAAAAGTAGCCTCATCAATTGACAAAACTGTATTTGCATGATAACCATTAACTAAGCCACGGAGCGGCCAGAGGTGAGATGATGAAGCCAAACTGATTTGAGAAATTGATTGAACGAAATTACTTCGGAGATCAGTCATGAAGCCTAACAGGTGAGATTGAGCCCGCCTCGGCGGGCTTTTTCATGCCCGTCAGAAAGGGGCCTCCTCCTCCACCCTCTCCTCCTCCCAGTCCTTCTCCACGACCAGGTCGTCGCGATCCTCGACGCTCTGCGGCTCCCACTTCACCGTCACGCTCTCGTCGTCGTTGAACGTCAGATCCAGCTCGGGCGTTTCGGCCAGCAGCCCCATCACCTCCTCCCACTCCATGTCTCCGTCCGTGTCCAGACGATGGATCGTCACCCAGCGCTGCGACTGAGCGATCGGGTGGTTGATCATCGACGACACCCTCAGACCCAGCCGCTCAAGGGCCGTCATCTCTTGGCGCGCTTGTGGGGTCGACTTCTTCTGCTTGGCCATACCTTTCTCCGTTAACTGTATATCCATCCAGTATTTGGCGGAGCATACATCACACCACGTGAAAGGTGAACACGCTTCGCCAAGAAGAATCTCAACACGGTCCTGAAAAAATAAATCACATTTCGTGTTGACACATAAAACACGATGCGTGATATTTGCCTCAACACGCAGTCACTCACCAGGGACTGCGGAGGCCCTCAAGCCTCACCGCTCTTTAACAACCCGCGCAACAACCAACAGACCGCATTGCCTCTACCGGCGACCGGCGATCAGACAGCCCCGAAAGGCTGCCCACGACAGGGATAACCCTGTACGGCTGACGAAGGTGAAACGCCTGAACTGAGAGAAAGACCCGGGCATGCAATGCGCCCCGCCACCCCGGCGGTAATGGGAGAAACACCAGATTCTGTTAGGTGGCCACTGCCTACCCAGTGAGCGAGCAACGGAGGGCATCGAGATGTGGAAGTAACTGACCGTCGCCGCGCGACAGCCTACCTGGCCGCTACAGAGCCAGGCGCTTTGACCGACGAGAGAATATCGGTCACGGAGTGCGCTGGTGTGCCGCCAGCCCCGTTAGCCAGAAGGCCTGAATGGCGATCCTGATTCGATCGGCTGTTGGCTTCAGCGCCGGAAACGTACCCGGCAATCACATCGCTCACGCAATGCCCCGGCCTGTCGCCAGTAGCGAGGCCGGACCTGACAGCCGGAAAGACGGCCCGATGCCCTGCTCCCCATAGCAGGCTGCATCGGGAGCCACTCTGAACGCGAGTTGATCGCCGCGAATTGTGAGCGTGGGTAGCGTCTCGCCGCATGGTGAGGCGTCCCGACACCCGGTTTGCCCCGGAGAGTGGCTCCCGATGCGTCCCGCACCCCTAGGAGAAGCAATGAAAAGAACTCATCTCATCGACTCCGTGACAGTTACCGATCCGTCGGGCTATCGCCACACAGTGAATGTCTACGAGGATGAAATCCTCACCCAGACCCTGCAGGGAACTCGCAGCACGAAGGGACTGAAGTCATATGCCCTAGCTAACGGAAACCCCGTCAATTTCATTTCCGAAGGCCAGTTCTATGACGTTTTCGGTGAGCGAACTCTGACCGCCGCTGCATAACAAACCTCCAAAGCGACCGCGGGCCGCGTTGTAGTCCGCACTACCTCTTCCCTTCACATACGACCGCATTGGCAGGTGCCAGGCCACCTTTCACGGTGGGTTTGGTCACCCGCGCCTGGCTCCTGGCCAATGCGGTCCAGAGGATTCTTCAATGTGCGATTGCAGACAGAAATTCGAAAAGGCAGCGGCAGAGCGGCACCCGGAAATCATCGGCGCCAAGGCGACCCTGCAGGGTTACATGCTCATTCCTGCCGGCCGCCAGTACGCGGAATGCGAAATCGTTGGAACCCGCACCACCGCTAAAGGCAAGGAAGTGAAAGCCAAGGCAACTATCAACGTGCTTAGCAACTACTGCATGTTCTGCGGCGAGAAACACCCGGAGGCGGCATGAGCAAAGACACAGGCGGGCCGGCTTACCCGGTCTCATACGACCACGACACCTTCCAGCCATCTCATGTCGACGAGGCCAAGCAGCTCATGTCTGGCATGACCCTGCTCGACTATTTCGCAGCTAAGGCGCTTGTCGGCCTTCTGTCTTGGCCTGGCGACGAGGGAAGCGGCAGCTATCACTCGAACAGTGACCCGGCTCATACCGCAAGCATGGCTTACGAATACGGCAAGGCCATGCTCGCCGCCCGGGTGAAGCCATGAGCGGCTGGATCAAGTGCAGCGACAGGCTGCCTCAGCTGCCCAAGGGTGGCGGCAAGGCCTGGGTTATCGCCTACACACCAGCACGAAAAGCACAGAGCGCCTTCAACGGCGCCCGCTTCCTCTACTGGAATGGCATCGACTGGCGTTATGGCGATGGCTCACGTTTCGAGCACCGCGTGACGCACTGGCAGCCACACCTCACCCCACCTACCGAGTAAACCTCCTGGAGGCGACCATGGGCGCACTTCGAGCAGCACAGTTTGAGTACGACAACCGGATGCCGCCGGCGGTGAGTGAAAGCTCGCCGGAGGAGCTCTGGATCGACGACGGCATCGCTGAGCTGATGGCGCGCCGCGATGTGGTGTTTCAGCGCCGGATGCGCCCGAAGCAGGGTGTCACCTATGAGCGCTTCGCCCAGGCGGTGGATGAGTTCGTGATGGGACAGCTGGGCCTGAATGGCATCAGCAACTCAGTGCTGGGCCGGCTGGTTCTGGCTGCGCGTTGCAAGGTCACCAGCGATGCAGCAGCGGCAGCCGACGAGATCCTGAGCGTGGCCAACCCTCAGTCGGCGCTGGAAGAGATCGCCCGCCAGCTGCTTACTCCCTTCGCCAAAGAAGGAGTGCTGGCCCAGGCCGAGGAGGCGCAATGAAAAGCCCTCACGTGCTGATCGACGAAGAGCTTGAGGCCATGGCCCACCCTGAGACACCACTGTCCTGGCAGGCCATGGTCCTCAAGCTCCTCACCGAAATGCTGGCCGACCAGCGCATCACCATCGAAGAGTTCAACCACTACTGCGGGCGCCTCAACAAGATCGTTGATGGGCGCAAGGAGGTCGCGTGATCAATATCCCCGAAGGCACACAATTCATCGAGTCGGGCTGCGGCAACAAAGGGTTCCGGAAGTACGAGAAGGGCCAGTGGTGGTTCTTTGAAGGTTTCTGGCGTGTGGTTGACTGGAAGATGGGGGATCTAACCCCTGTCAGCAGCCACCCAGACTACGCCGCGCCAATCGAATCGTGGGATGGCAAAGGCATGCCCCCAGTTGGAACTGAGTGCGAGTTCACCGGGCACAGCCCAAGTGAGTACGACAAAACGGACCCAGATCTGCATGTCGGCGACGAGGTGAAGATTATCGCGCACTTCCATGTCGAAGGCGGATTCAAGATGGCGGCGTTCTTGTTTAATGCCCAGCTGCACAACAAGAACCGGGGGCCTGCCTACGTAGAACAGGGCGGGGCTGGATGTTTCCGCCCAATCCGCACTCCAGAGCAGATCGCGGCAGAGGAGCGCAAGCAGGCCATCAAGCAGATGATCTCGGACACTCACATCCTCGCTGGAACAATGAGCAATCGCCAAATGATGGCGGAGCAGCTCTACGACGCCGGCTACCGCAAGCAGGAGGCATAATGACCACGCCAATCGTGAAGACTCTCATCGACGAGCAGATCGCCGAACTGCCCGAGGCTCAGGCCATGCCGGCCGACCGAGTGCTGATGCTGTTCAAGGGGCCGACGTTCGCCGCCGCGGTGAATGAGGCGGCCCTGGCCAGCATCGAGAACCCCGAGGCTTGGAAGTGTCGGGCCTGCATCTGCGGCGAGTGGACGGTCGGCTATGAGGTTCGGGCTTGACCTCTTACCGGCGGGCCCGTCGCTTTGTCACCTGGCGCGGCTCCTTCATCGCCCTCACCTTCTGCACCGGCTGGCTCCTCCTGAGCGCCTTGGCCGGCACCATCACTTCCTGAATTCACACCCGGCGCACGGCGGGCCTTCGGGATAACCGTACCCCCTTCGGGAGCGTAAGCGGCGAGAGCGCGCAACCATCCACCGCAGCCAGGGCCTGGAGCGTACCTCCGTGCCTGGGTGACCTGGCAATTTTCCCTTCAACTGACGGCGCCGGCCTGGCGCGAGGTTTTCCAATGTCCAATACCAACTTGCGCATCTGGGAGCAGGTGCAGACCACCGATACCCGCTACACCAAGAACGCCGAGGTCGGCGGCCAGAAGATCACCAGCCTGAACGGCACCGCGATGGTCATGAAGGCGACCGAAATGTTCGGCCCGGTCGGTATCGGCTGGGGCTGGAAGGTGCTTGAAGAGCGATTCGATGACGGCCACGAGGTGTTCGCCGGTGAAGGCGACAAGCGCATCTGCCTGGGCCGGGAGATTGGCCACACCGTCAAGATCCAGCTGTGGTTCATGCAGGACGGCAAGCGCGGCGAGGTCGAGCAGTATGGTTGCACCCGGTACCAGTACAAGACCAAGTACGGCATGACCACCGATGGCGAGGCGCCAAAGAAGTCCCTCACCGACGCCATCAAGAAGGCCCTGTCCATGCTGGGCTTCAGCGCCGACGTGTTCCTCGGGATGTTCGACGACCAGAACTACGTCCAGCAGCTTCAGGCCGAGCAGGCCATCGAGCAGGCCGAAGACCGCCAAGCCGAGATCGAGCGCCAACAGCAGGAGCGCCTGGACTTCATCAAGGAAGCGATCGAGACCATGCAGAAGGCGGTGACGCCGCATGAGCGCAAGAAGATTCACGACCACGCAGTGCGCAAGCTCATCGGCCGCAAGGATGAGAAAGGCGCAGCGCGGATCTCGCTTGAACTGAAGAACCTTGAGGCTGGTAAACCTCAGGAGGCTGCAGCATGACTCAACTCTACGCACTCACCGGCCAGATGGCCGAACTGGCAGCCATGTGTGACACCGACGACGAAGGCCTCAAGCAGGCCATTCAGGACACCATGGCCGGCATCCAGGGCGAGTTCGAGGTGAAGGCCGACAACATCGTGATGCTGCGCCGGAACATCGAGGGGGATATCGGCGCGATCGACGCCGAGATTGACCGTCTCAACGAGCTCAAGCGCATCAAGACCAACAGCGTGACGGCGATCACCGACTACCTGCGCCGGAACATGGACGCGGCCAACATCAAGTCGATCAAGCGTCCGCTTTTCACTATCAGCCTGGTCGCAGGCAAAGAGCGTGTCATCGTCGACAACGAACAGGCGGTGCCGGACGACCTGACGTCAGTCCAAACCAAGATCGCGCCAGACAAGAACGCCATCGCCGCCAAGCTCAAGGCCATCCGCGAGCACAACGAAGCCGTCCGCAAGCGCATGCTCGCCGGCGAGGACTGCGAACACGAACTCATCCCCGAGCCAGGCTGGGCGCACTTAGAGCGCGGCGAGAGCTCGATCCGCATCAAGTGAGGTGCGTAATGGATCAATCAATCGACCTGGAGGCCGCCAAAGCGGCCTTCTTTGCCTCTGGTGGCCAGCTCGTTGTACTTGAAGGCTTCACCTATCGACCGCTGCCGCCGCGCAAGCATCCCGATACGCAGCCAAAGCCAGCCGCTAAGGCGAGGCCCAAGAAGCCTACCCCAGCCCCGCGAAAGGAGAAGGTGAAAGCCCGAGCTGCAACGGTGGCCGAGATGGCGAAGACCATGACCTGTCAGCAGGTTCACGAGACGACCGGCATTTCCAAGCAGGCCCTATTCCGGGCCGCCCGCGAAGGCAACTTTGTTTTCCGTCGAGCCGAGCGGAAAAAGTCAGCCAACAGCAAACGGGACGCCCAGCGCCAGATCCAGCGGAACCTGAAGCGGATCGAGGAGCTGAAGGTGGTCCAGCAAATCTGCGCCCTGCGCGATGCCGGCCTGCACCGTGCCCAGGTGGCCGAGCAGCTCGACCTGAATTACGGAACGCTGGTGAAGATCATCGAGCGCAACAGCATCGACTTCCCGCGGGTACGCATCAGGAACTGAGAAAGCTCAACAACCTAGTCCGCCAGCGCCGGCGGCAAGAACAGTTCCACCTGCCGCCCAGCGGCCTCACGGAGCACAGACATGCAGAAAGCACCCTCTGGAGTCGTAACCCTGCCGGCCTGGATGAATCGGCCGGTCAAGAAGCTGTACAACACCCGCAGCGGCGGCCAGTACCGGCCTGATGATGTGGCCCTGGCCTTCGCGCTGAGCTTGCGCTTCCACGACAGCGCCGACCATCTGCGCAGGCTGGCACGGCGTTTGGTCGATAAAGTCTGCCTTGAGCACCAGCCGAACATGAAGCGCATGGCCCGCGAGCCAGACGATGCCGAGGTGTTTGCCGCCGCGCTCAAGATCATCAATCGGGTGTGCGAACTGCTCGACATCGGGCCGGGCACCACCTTCGTGCGCAATGGAGGCGATGATGGCTCTGACGCAGCAGCAGCGTGACGAGAAGCGCAGGGCCAAGGCCGAGCGTCTGCATGAAGAAGACCTGCGCTTGAAAGTGCGACCAGGGACTAAACAGGCCCTGCTGGAACTGATGGAGTGGGCCGGGATCGAGGAACAGGGCGAGGCGATGACGCTGATGATTCATCACATCGAAGCGCTCGGGCATCAAGCGCTATTTAGGGTCGCGCGCCATGAAATCGAAGCTCACCGGAATGTGGCGCGGACTGAGCCGCTGAGGCTGTCGGCCAGGAAGCGAACCGGCCAGCACCTGCGCGCCATCTGCGGCTGGGCTGATGCTACCTTCAGCCAGATGATCGAGGCGCTGATTCACGGTATCCACGCCCTGGGCCGGCTGCACGCGGCGAAGTTTCTCACCCCGCCGCGGCACGAGATCAGCATCTCGCCCCGCCTGGCCCTGGCCTTCGACCGGAAGAGCATGCTGATGATTCAGCAGGATCCGGGCGACGAGACCTACTATCCGGTCGGAGCTTAGGCCTTGTCCAGACCTCGCTCGACAAGCATGCGATCAAGTTTCGCCAAGGCATTAGCCAGCAGCGCTGGATCAGAATCCATAGCGCTCATGAACCACATGACTGCGTTGAGAAAGCGTCCGAAGAAGTCTCCAGCGTTCAAAAAGACTACCGCAGGATCATTATTGACCGTGTTTTCAACAGCGCCGACAGTGTAGAAGACCTTGCGGATGCTCGTATCACGCTGATTCGCATATGACTCAGCGGTCCCAGTGTGAAGCAGTCCATTGCGAGCCTCCCAAAGTTCATCAGCCGTCACGCTCATAGGGTTGTTGGCGAGCATGTAGGTGTTGACCCATTTTTTAAAGTCAGCATTCGTGGTCCGCTCCTGAGGAGCCGCGAGCCAAGCCATCTGATCGATCGCTGCATAGGTCAGCATGAGCGCAGGGACTGTATGGCCTGAGTCGCGCAAAACGATCATAGCGTCGGTCATTTTGTGGGCGTACTCGAAAACTCTGGTAGTGCTCACTTCATCTCCTTGTTCCCGGCACCATGCCGGCCACCTGTAATAGCTCAACGCCAGCAAATTTTCCACCCGCGCTGCCCGCCAGCGCCTTCCCCTATTCAACGATAACGATCACGCCCCACCGGCGAGGACCGCCCATGTCTGCATTCCAGAAAAAGAACCCGCTCGACTTCAAAACCCAGTACGGCCTTGGCTTCGACCCGCAGGACGATGAGATCGTGGTGGACTTCTTCTGCGGTGGCGGCGGTGCCGGTACCGGGCTTGAGATGGGCCTGGGCCGGCCAGTCACCGTGGCCAAGAACCACAGCCCTGCAGCCATCAGCATGCACACCGCCAACCATCCTGCAGCGCGGCACTTCACCACCGATGTGTTTGACGGTGACCCGGATGAGGAATGCCAGGGCCGTCCGGTCGGCTGGTTCCATATGAGCCCGGATTGCACGCACCACAGCCAGGCTGCCGGCGGCCAGCCCCGCAAGCGCGAGATCCGCAATCTGTCGTGGATCGGCCTCAAGTGGGGCGGGAAGAAGAAGCCCCGGGTGATCAGCCTGGAGAACGTGAAGCAGATCCTGCAGTGGGGCCCACTGATCGCCAAGCGCGACAAGGCCACGGGGCGGGTGATGAAGTTGGACGGCACCGTGGCTGCCGTCGGTGAGCGTGTACCGGTGCAGCAGCAGTTCCTCGTGCCAGACCCTAAGCGCCGCGGAATCACCTGGCGCCGGTTCGTGCATCTGCTCGAAGGCATGGGCTACCAGGTGGAGTGGCGCATCATCAAGGCCTGCGACTTCGGCGCGCCCACCAGCCGGGAGCGACTGTTCATGATCGCTCGCTGCGACGGGCAGCCTATCGTGTGGCCAGAGCCGACCCACGCCAAACACCCAGCCAAAGGCCAGCAGAAGTGGCGCACCGCCGCCGACTGCATCGACTGGAGCGTGCCGAGCAAGAGCATTTTCGGCCGCAAGAAAGAGCTGGCAGCAGCAACGTTGCGCCGTGTGGCCAAGGGCATGAAGAAGTTCGTACTGGACAACCCGCAACCTTTCATCGTGCCGATAGCCAACTGGTCGGGCGAACTGGCCCAGTCGGCGCATGAGCCACTTCGCACGGTGACCTCCTGGCCGCGCGGTGGATCCTTCGCCATGGCAAGCCCGGTGATTCTTCCGGCAACACACCAGGGCGCCGACCGAGTGAACGATCCGGGCGATCCACTACCAACAGTTACTGCGGCCAACCGTGGCGAGCTGATGATGGCCAGCCCCGTGATGGTCGGGGCCGGCGGCCCGGTGTATGCCGGTAAGCCAGTATCCGCTGACCAGCCCATGGGAACGCTGATGACCCAAAGCCACCGGGCGCTGGCATCGGCGCACCTGGTCAAATTCAGGTTCAACAGCGAGGGAACAGCCATCACCGATCCGGTGCCGACCATCACGAGCGGCGGCAACTACAAGAGGCCTGCGGGTGCGGCCCATGCCATGGGCGTATGCACAGCCTTTATTGAACAGGCCAACGGCGGGTTCAACGCCACGCCAGCGAAGGGCGCGGACGAGCCGCTGACCACGGTTACCAACACCGGCAGCCAGCAGCGCCTCGTGACCGCTAGCCTGGCCACGCTCCGGCGCAACTGCGTAGGCCGTCCCGTAGATGACCTGGTGCCGACAATGACCGCCGGCGCCGAGCACCATGCCTTGGTCGAGTACAAGCTCTCGCCAGAGCATGAGGAAGGCGCCCTGCGCGTCGCGGCATTCCTGATCAGCTACTACGGCACAGAGAACATCAGCGCCTGCGACGCTCCAGCGCCAACGGTGACCACCAAGGACCGCCTGGGCTTGGTCACCGTCTTCGTGAAGGGCACGCCCTATGTGATCATCGACATCTGCCTGCGCATGCTGCAGCCACACGAGCTCTACCGCGCTCAGGGCTTCCCCGCCAGCTACATCATCGACAAGGGCGCCGACGGCAAGCCGTTCACCAAGACCGAGCAGGTGCACATGTGCGGCAACAGCGTCAGCCCGCCGCCGATGGCAGCTCTGGCGCGGGCTAACGACCCATGGAAAGAAGCTTCCAGTCAGTCGAAGGCTGCTTAGTCGTCTTTATTTCGTTGGCAGGAATAACACTCAGGCATACACGAATCGACGGCAGCTTTGATGGCATCGGTCATTTCCCGACGGTCATCAAAAATTCCGTCGAGCTCTCCGCTTGAGAACATCGAATTTCCTAGCATGTATGCAGGCTGAATGTCCCCCCCATCATGAGAATGGACGTCATGATTTCCGCAGTAGTCCAGCACCTTCGCTCGCCTCGCGATTCCAAGTGCGGCCGCATGCTGATCATCCGCCTTCATCATCGCGTGCTTTTGCTGACCCATGAGATCACCCCCAGAGTAAAAAGGGCCGCTGATAACGGCCTAACCTATTAAGACTAGACCAAAAAAGGCGACTCTTATGCAGTTGCTCGAGGTATCCCCATGCCCACAGAAAACCGATCCAGCAACACAGAGATGGTCAGCGAACTGCTGACGTGCCCTTTCTGTGGCGAGAAGCCGCAGATCACGAAGCATCACCGCGAAAACATCTACAGCTTCATGCACCGCTGCCAGGTGCTCGGTCCGATCAGCTGGGGCTTCCGCGAAGACCAGCAAGCTCACATCGAAAAATGGAACGCCCGAGCCCAACCAGCACCGCAGCCCCACCCCGAGCCTATAGCCTGGATGGTTGGTACTGCCTTCTGGTGGACCAAAGAAGAGGCGGAGCGGGATGCGGCGGCGACTGGGCTGCCTATTGTTGGCCTAGGCCCGATGACCGACGGCGCAGAGGTTGAGCGGCTGCGAGAGGCCCTGAAGTTCTACGCTGACCGGGACCACTTCGCGGAGGACATTGGCAGCGACTGGGACAGCGTGAGCGGAGAACCCGCCAATGTCCTGTGGCACGAGAATGAGGCCTGGTTCGTCGAAGACGGCTCTATCGCTCGCGCCGCCCTGGAGCGCAGGCCTGAAACAAAGTCGTTTTAACCCGCCTCCTCTGGCTCTCGCTCCAGCAGCCAGAGAGCACTTTCGATCTCCGCAATTGCGCCAGGCACCAGCTCGGCATTTACCCATTGCCAGGACGTGTTACCTATGAGCCCTCCAATGGCCTGGCGGCGCAGTTCACCGATGTCGATGCCCTGTTGCTCCGCTGCTGCAAAGACCGCCGCCAGCGCTTGCTCCAAATGCATAACCCTTTCTGTGGTCATGGCTGCTCTCCAGTTGGGAAGCTCAGTCTAGTCCCCTCCTGATGACCCAGATGTGAAAAACACACAAGAGCACATTTGTACTCTCCGCTGTAACCCCTCTCCCCTCTATTCACTGCCGCGATATGGCGGCCAAGGCGAAGCTATGTCTCAAGCAAAGGAACGCCCGATCCTGTTCAGCGGGCCAATGGTGCGCGCCATCCTAGACGGCCGGAAGACGGTTACCCGCCGCGCGCTGAAGATTCAGCCCCGCACCCCGGGCGACATCGGGAGCTACGGCCGTGGCCAGCCATTCATTCGTCACCCGGACCTGACCAAGCGAAACCCTGAATGCCCTTATGGTCGGCCAGGTGATCGCCTGTGGGTGCGGGAAACCTGCTTCATCAACGACTACCGGGAGGCCAAAGTCCCCGTTGACGAGCGAGCCAGCGTTGATGTGGTTTACCGCGCCGATCCATTACCGGACTGGGAGGGTGAAGAGAGCCTGATTACCTGGCGGCCCAGCATTCACATGCCGCGCTGGGCCAGCCGCATCCTGCTGGAGCTTACCGACGTTCGCGTAGAACGACTGCAGGACATCAGCGACGACCAGGCCAAGGCCGAAGGCATGGTGTACACCGACTTCGGCATGCAAGAGCGGCCCGGCAAGGTCAGCGTGGACGGTGGCAAGACATACCACCCAGTGAAGCCACAGCAGGCTCCAGGCTGGCACTCTGGCGATGCAACCCACCCTGACCAATGCCTCGACCGAGCCAGATGGGCGTTCGCGAACCTCTGGGAAAAGATCAACGGCGAGTACAGCTGGGACGCCAACCCATGGGTCTGGGTCGTCGAGTTCAAGGTGATTAAACCGTGCGACTACCAGGGCAGGCACTTCGGCGCGCCGTATCCCGATGCTCAGTGCGTTGATGGCTTCCTGTGGGATGAGGACAGCTGCGATGTGCCAGGCGGCCCACTGCTAAGCGGCGGTGACATCCCCTGCCCGAAGTGCAATGCAGAAGCCTATGCCGACCACCAGCGGGAGATGAGCCAATGACGCGCCTCGCCCTCTGCCTCCTGCTGCTGGCCACCGGCGCCAGCGCAGATCCAATCGTGCTCGAGCGTTTCATCCCGAGCGGCCTGTCCCGATATGACGACGTTGAGCGCGGCGTCACCTGCTGGATCACCGGCATGGGCTCCGGCATCAGCTGCCTACCAATGCAGAATCGACAGGCCGGCAACCAGCGCCAGCTCTCCCCGCACGAAACACAACCCGAACCTAAACCCGCACTGGCGCCTGGGCGCTGGATTGATGAGAGGTATCAGCTGTGAAGATTGGAAAGCTGTTCCTTGGACTGAACTGGTGCTACGGCGGCAAAGATGAGGCCGTTGTCGCCAGCTGGGCGCTGAAATGTGGCTACTGGCGCTGGGCGGTCTGGTGGCGCAAACCAAAGAAGGCGCTGTGCCTTCCGGCCTTCGGCCCCTCTATGGCAGCCGGCACCAAGTACTACGTCGGCCATGGCCACTTCGGCGCTTGGGCGAGGCTACCGCTGCTTGGCTCGTTCTCCATTTCCACCCAGCCACCCTACCCTCGCCAGGTAACGCCATGACTGACCTGATCGAATTGAAGACGGCCGACTTGGCCGGTGAAGCGCTCGGATGGGCTGTCGGCAAGGCGGAAGGCCTGGAAGTGTTCCTGGCCCCGCCAGAGTACGGCAACCCATGGCGGGTGTTCGCTCGCTACAGCTACACGGTGACCGAGCACACCAAGCGCTACAACCCCTGGGAAGACTGGGCGCTGGGCGGGCCGCTGATCGAGCGACACATGGTCAGCCTGCACTGCCCGCAGAGTACAGACGACGTTTGTGCGGGATGGGTAATTACCGACAAGGGGGGAGTTTTGCCAAGCGGGTGACAACGCCCTGATCGCTGCCTGCCACGCAATCATCTCCGCCAAGCTCGGCGATACCGTCCAGGTGCCGAAGGAGCTGATACCGTGAATCGAGAAGCATTGAAAGCGCTGGCTGAGCGGGTGATGAACGACCGACGGTTCTGCTGCGACGAACAACACAGGTACTTGGCCGAAGGTGCCCTTGAGCTTTTCGCCGAGAACGAAGCGCTGCGCAAGGACGCCGAGCGCAGCAAGCGCATGCTGTTGGATGCCTGTGTCTCCATCGGCAGCATTGGTGAAGCCCTCGGCCTGAATATGGACGCCGACGCCGACATGATGATCGCCACGGCCCGCGACCTGGTCGATGGACTGAACCGCATCATCAAGGAATGCCCGCTCGGTAGCCCCGGCTTTGCCATTGCCACCGAGGTACTTGGAGAGCTTGGCGTGCAACAGGAGGGCCAGCCATGATCCTGCCCCTGATTTACATGGCCTACCTGATCTACAGGGGGCCGCGATGAGCAACATCTTCGGAATCACCGATGAGGAGTGCTTCGAGATCATGCGGGCGGCCGACGAAGCGCTGATCCAGTACCAGCTGGATCAGCAGGCGCGCAACGCCCCTGTGCTGGAAATGGTAAAGGCGCTGGTTGGTGATGAGGTGTTCGCCCAGGTAGAGGAAGAGATTGAAGCGGCCGAGAACACCTACGACTACGAGATCATCGATGAGCCGGCCGGCGCCCCTCAGGACAATGGATTTGGCCTCGGTGACGTGTACGTCGATCAGGAGTGCGGCATGTCCGGCGATGACTTCTCCGGCACCGTAGCCCTCCCCCTGCCTGACGGCCGCTATTTCCAATTCGCCTTCAACTGCTAACCCCTCCCCCTACTACTCAAGCCCGCCGACATGCGCGGGCACGGAGAACTATTGCCATGACGAAAGAAGAACTGGCCAGCCTGCCGGCGAAAGTGCGCATCGCCACGGAGGCTGGCAAGGCAGCAGCAGCTGGCTGCACCGATGATGGTGGCAGCGCCAACCTTGATCGAGTTGTGATTCCGGTACCGGGCCTGCGCCCCAACCAGTTGCCAACTCTGCCGGGCTATGTCCAGAAGAAAAGCCGCTATCACCAGCAGGGCATTCATCTAGACACGCCTTGGCCAGGCCAGGGAAATCAGCACAGCGCCGGCGTGCAAGCCATGCACAAGTCGCTGAAGGACCAGGGCGTCAATTGCTACGTCTACTACCAGGTCGACTAACCACCAACCTGCCGCCACCGGCGGCGTGGAGACCATCCCATGGAACATACAAGCGAGTTTCTCGACGAGGAAGAGGTGATTCGCATCACCGGCTACCAGATCCCGAGCAAACAAATCGCCTGGCTGGCCAACAACGGCTGGCAGTACACGCTCACCCGGGCCCGGCGGCCCGTTGTGGGGCGAGTGTATGCCCGCCTGAAAATGGCCGGCGTGAAGCCAAACGCGACGAATGCAACAACTGAAACCTGGACATTAGACTTATCGCGCGTGGGGTAAAGGATGCGCAACAGGAAGGCATCGAACAAGGACCTGCCGCCGCGGATGTTGCGGCGGGTCCGCAAGTTGAAAAGCGGGAAGCTGTGGGTTGGGTATTACTACGACGGGAGGGATGCAGACGGGAAGCGGCAGGAGGTACCGCTGGGGACTGACCTCGCAGAGGCCAAGCTGGAATGGGCCCGGCTGGAACACAGGGCGAAGCCGAAGGTGATGGCGACGATGGGCGAACTGTTTGACCGGTACGAGCGGGACATCATCCCAGCCAAATCGCCACGCACGCAAAAGGACAACAAGTATGAGCTGGAGCGTCTGCGCAAAGCGTTCGCTGATGCGCCGATCGAGGCTATTAGCCCGCCAGTCATTGCCCAATACCGGGATGCCCGCACTGCCAAGACCCGGGCAAACCGAGAGATCGCCCTGCTCTCGCACGTTTTCACCATGGCCATGGAATGGGGCTTTGCCGAGCGCAACCCCTGCCTGGCGGTGCGTCGCAACAAGGAGAAAGTGCGCGATTTCTACGCGGCTGACGAAATCTGGGATGCGGTTTATGCCGAGGGCGACCAAGGCCTCAAGGATGCCATGGACCTGGCTTACCTGGCTGGCCAGCGCCCCGCCGACACGCTGAAGTTCAGCACCGTCGACCTGGACGAGGACTATCTGTGGGTCGATCAGAACAAGACCGACAAGAAACTGCGCATCCGCCGGCACGTCAATGGCGAACTGACCGGCCTTGGGCTGTTCATCGAGGCTCTACTCGAGCGCCGCAAGCTGCAGGGAGTGCGCAACTCGCGACTGATCACCAACGACTCAGGTCTGCGAATGAGCTGGGAGATGTTAAGGAACCGCTTCAGCGAGGCGCGTGACAAGGCTGCTCGGAAGCTCATCGCCGACGGCAACGCTGACCTGGCCACCAAGGTGCGGCAGTTCCAGTTCCGGGATATCCGACCCAAGGCGGCCTCGGAAATCGAAGACATCAGCCACGCCAGCCGGCTGCTGGGCCACTCCAAGGAGGAGATCACCAAGCGGGTGTATCGCCGAGTCGGCGAGGTGGTTTCCCCTACCAAGTAA